TCAACCGTTGTGACAAATAGGGTCCAAAACCACCGGTTTAAGACTTTTAATTTGAGGCAAAAAAAGATTTTGATCTTGTGCAAGAAGTATCACGACCGCCAATTTTGTGACGTGTTGGGCAATTACCTGCGGTTGAGAGATCATAATCAAACTAAAAGGCTCCTCATTCCCTTTAATCCTCACATACCTAGCTAGATGAGCATGGCTAGTTTTTATGGCCAAATCTATGAATGACCCTGATTGTACTTCTCGTCCCTTTTTAGGTAGAAAGCCATTTGCCCGGTTTAAAATAGCTGCGGTGTTTCCGTTCCCATTACTCTGGGACCAGTAGTTTACCACCCACCTGTCCGAATTATCAGGTTCTGGCTCATACAAAGCTCCATAGAAAAACACTTTTCCTTGAAGAACTTCCCCCATACGGAGAATTATCTGGGAATAACTTTTTGAATAAATCTTAGATAGAGCAGCCACGTCTAATCCGGTCTGATAGATACTCTCCATAAAATCGTTTTTAGGTAATAATACCGCGGAGGCGAATCGGTTGGCTGCCATATGGGTAGCTCTGCTAGTCAGAGGTTTATATGCTGGAAATACCTCCACAAACATCGGCTCCATCATTTCACGGATCTCATGTAAAATAGTGTTCTGAATACCACTCTGACTATCTTCCTCACGATAATAAATATTTTTTCGGTTGCCGATCAATTCGTGATATCCCCGCATTGTTTTTGGCATTTTCCCGCTTTCGATAGCTTCTGTATTGAAACCGCAAACGCAAGCTACCAACCTTAACGACCGCACGTTTACCGGAAGGTCAGTTAAAAAGTAATTTCGGAATTCCTCGGCTTTCAGTTCTTCTGAGATAGATAGAGGATCACCATGTTTTTTGACAATATGCCCACAGAACAAGCGCAAACAATCTGTTAATTCCAAGTTTAACCTCCGGGTAATAGCGTTTTACCCGTAGCTTTCTCATACATCTCAACGATAAAGCGTTTTATGTCCGGCGTCAGTTCACCTTTGACACGAGTACCAGATTTATAGCGAGGGTCATTCATGACATAGCGGAAAGCCATATCCACTTCCTCTTCATCGGTCAGAACCGGTTTCACTTCTTCCAGATACCCTGCAGCTTTAAGTAAATCACGCACTGGTACATTGTAGAGTGGCGCCAGTTTTTTCAGGATATCGGGTCCCGGATTTTTCTTCCGATCGTGTTCGATCTGGGTCAGATAAGAGATAGAGACGCCGGTTTGGGCGGCTACATCCCTCAAAGAAAGCCTTTGTTCGTCACGCAGGTTTTTCATATACTCCCCGAAGTTTTCCATCTTGCTTTAGCCTCCGTTTAGGATAATAGCACAAACAAGACACAATTGCAATATAGAAACAGCACATATTGTTATTATTTGGTGTCATAAAGATGTTGACTTAGTGCTATGTTTAACCGTATTATAGTAAACATTATCGGTGCTGGAGAAATACATGATAAAAGTTATTCTGAACCGGCAAACCCTGGAAAAAGCCTTAACTCGTCGCAATTTATCACGCAAAGTGTTTGCCGCAGACATAGGGATGTCCAGAAGCCATTTGGCAAGAGTTATTTGGGGCAAGATTGAGCCTTCCTGCGCTTTACGTAAAAGACTTCTCGAATATTTTAAGGAATATACTTTCGACGACCTATTCAAAATCGCAGAGGATGAGCATGACAATTCAAGCCAACACTAACGATCCAGGCTATGAAGGTCTAAAGATTCTTGCCAAGTGGATTGCTGCGGCTTATCTGGATGAACTAGCACAACAACCGAATAAAGAGTGTTTACTGCCAGAAATAAGGGAGGAAAAGAATGCCTATCAAGGGAATCAGCGAAGTCATCAGGTTACCCCGGTTGGGCAAGATCAGGTTGGGACTCAAGAAGGATGCGGAGGGGATGAGCTTTCCGGAACCGACGGATTACTTTGTCTGCCCCGAAGAAGTAAAAAAGGTCTTCGGCGAAAAACCCCGTCAACTCAGGATCATGTTTCCGACTAATGATCCATCGCAGTGGGCCAGTCAGTATTTAAGATGTTATTCGGATAACCGGCGATTAATCTGCCGCGGTAACGGAAAGATCGCCGTCGCCAAGGTTAATACCGGAGTTAATGACACCGAACTGAGAGAAAAGCAATGTAATCCGTTAAATTGCGCAGCCTATCAACAGGAGATTTGCCGACGGGTTATGAATCTGCAGTTCTTGGTCCCAGATTGTCCCGGCTTTGGGGTTTACCAGCTGGATACCAGTTCTTTCCATTCTATGGTTAATATCAACTCCAGTCTGGAACTAATTCACAATATCTGCGGCCGCTTTGCCATGATTCCTTTGACTCTGCAGCTCATTGAAAAAGAAGTGCAGCCGGAAGGACACAGTAAAACCGCCTGGGTGCTGACCTTGATGCCGACATACTCTCTGGCGGAGACTCAACGCTACGCCCAAATGCCGCCCGAGAAAGCACTGGTATTACCGCCTCCGGACAGTGAGGCGCCGGATGATCTGTTTCCTGAAGAAACACTCAAAAAGAGTAGCCCGACCAAACGCTCCAAAGAAGAGGAAGAATTGATCGAACTCTGGGACCGGGCCAAACGCAAGGTTTGGCAACTTGAAATGCAGGATTACCAGATCTCCCATTATTTCATGAAATATTTTCACCTGGGAGCCGGTTTGAAAGACTTTGAATCAGTTTTACCGCCGACCAAGTTCGGTGTCGAGCATATCTCTGGCTTTCTCAAAGATATCGAGAGTCATACCCGTTTTTCCTAAAGGTTTCTAGCCCGGTCTTTCCCTGGCGACGAAGGTGGGGTGGTGGCTGTTGAAGAAGTGTGGGGAAGAGTAAGGGAGGTAGTAGAGGGTAAGCCGGGCTATTCTTTACCCTAGAGCAGGAACTTTTACGTTCCTGTTCTGGGGCATGATAAAAAACGCCCTGAAATAAGAGAGTGAGACTTGGCCGAACGTGGATTTCAAACCGAATTATGGACAGACCCTTTTATCCAGGGTCTTTCCCCGGAGGCTAAGCTGCTGTTTATTTACCTCTGGACCAACAAGCATTGCAACCAAGCTGGTCTTTACGAGATCAGCCTCAAAACTATGGCCTTTGATGAGACTCCGCAGAATTTACACTTATTACCGCAAACCCGGACCAGGGGAAAATACAGCCTGAAGATGGACCGCATGGGTAATATTTTGATTACCCACAACATGCATCCGGGTAAAGATGTTTTTCTGCAATTTGAGTCTGACAAAGAGATCATATTTGAATTGCTTCACCGGGCAGAACGAAAGGACCTCGAAGCCGGCTGGCCGGTGGAGATTGCCGATAACCAGCCCCGGGCGTCGATTTTAGACGAACTCTGGGAATGTCAAAATAAAGCACAGGAAACAACCAAGATTGCAGGCCAAAATCGGGATAGCGGAACTGTCGGAGAAGAGCGTAAGCAGTCTTACCACAGAACTCCAGACGGTAAATCTCCATATTCATCCAGAAATAACACGAATTCCGGACGCTCTAGTGAAGGGAATTTGGATTTTCTGTCGGACAGCCAGGAATTCCTGGCCTATACCATTGAGGATATCGGCTACCGTGACAAAATCGATGATGCCTTTATAGAAGCGATCAAGCGGGCCAGGGGGAAGAATACATGGTAACCGCGATTAATCCCCCTCGTGTCCTCTCCATGGAAGAATACCAGACGCAATGGAAACAACAAGGCTGGCAGTTGATCGTGATTGGTCCGACCGCTACCTGGCGCCAGGAGTGGGATGAATGGGCTGCTATCCGGGACATCGTTCAGAATGCTCTGGATGAAGCGGAAAGCTATAGCTTTGGCTATGATGACCAGGGATTGTGGATCAGTGATCACGGCCGGGGTATTGCCGTCGCCAACTTCCTGCTGGGTCCACCCAAGCTCAAGCCGGATTATGCCCGGGGCAAATTCGGCGAAGGAATGAAGATTGCCGCTCTGGCCTTGATCCGAAAAGGGTATTCGGTCCATATTGAAACCGGCAACAAGGAAATCTGGATTATCTTCTTGGAACAGGAAGCCGAGGGTAAAGTCCAGACACTGGCAGCCTTATGGAGACCGGTCAGCACACCCAGGACCGGCACCCGGTTCCATATTATCGGTTACTTCGGCGAGGCCTTCGCCGACCGCTTCGCGGTCAATTTGTCCCGCAAGCAGATTGTAGCCGAGGCTCCCAGCCAGATTACTCAGCCGATAAGGCGCTTTAACCAGTTGATCCGGACTCCGGAAGGGCAGAAGTCGCGGATTTTTGTGCGGGACATTTATCTCCAGGACATCGAAAGCCAGTTTTCCTATAATTTGTGGTCGTTCGAGCTAAGTCCCGACCGTTTTGGCCCTAAAAAGGAGTCAGATCTATGGACTGACATGGGGCGGCTCTGGTCGTGCATTACCCGGCAGGATCTGCTGGAAACCTTTATGAAAATGGTGTCTCAGCCAGCTCAAATAACTTGTCTGGAAAGCGAGAACCTCAGTCTGAGTTCCTGGTCATTGGGAACAGAACCGGTAACCGGCAAGAGCTATACAGAGTTCATCAAGGAAAATGCTTCTTCCTGGCGGGATGCCTGGCAGCAAGTGATGGGAGAGAATAAAATCATCCGCACTGATGACCGCTGGAACGGCACAGTAAAACATCTGGGTTATGAATCTACCAGTGTAAGCTGGCATGTCCGGGATACCCTGGGAGAGGTAATTCTCACTGATGCTAATCTGGTCAAAGCTTCCCAGGAACGGCTGCGTGAAGCCGAGGTGATTCCAGATAATCAATTAAGTCACCGGCAACTGGCCCATCTCAAGTTAGCCCGAGCTATAACAAAGGACGTTCTGCCCTATGGTCCGGTCTCCGGAGTATTGGCGGCCATCATTCCGGCCGCGTCGGACCGGGTGCGCACAGCCGGGATGTACAGCCGCATAACCCAGGAGATCTTTATCGGTGCCGACATGCTTGAGCATGCTCAAACCACGATTGATACCGTGATACACGAGATTGCTCATCATACTTCGGGATCGGATGACCTGGAGGAACGACACGCCGCGGCCATGACTGAAGTGGCAGCCAAAGTAGTGAAAGAGACGGCTGGTGGCGCCTTTGATGATTTGCTTATGGAGGTGACCTGGTGAGATACCAAACTCAGCCTTATGTGATTTTATCTGACGGGACTGTCAGGGCTATGTCTGTTCCCTCAAATCTTAATACAGTGATCAGTTTCGGACAGGCAATGCTTTTCATGATATTTGTTGCCGGGCTGATTAAAGCGCTTGTATCAGAATCTGATGAACCGCAATCTACTAATCTGAAGTTGCTTCCCCGGAACATACCCGCGAAACAAAAAACTGAACTGGAGGATCTGGTAATCTCTTTGAGAGATGCGCCTACTGAAGAAGATCGGATTTTCATCAAGTTAACCGCTCCTCGGAAAGTGATGGAACAATACCGAAGCCTGTCTTTACAACAGATCCGAAATATCGAACAGCGGTACTCACCAAAGTCAGGTTCTTCACCATATCAAGCCGCGACATTGAACGGTGATACTATTGCTGTACCATCGGATTTAGCCTGGCTTCTCAATGATAATCAATCTTCGACAAGGCTGGATTATCTTCCGACGACAGAAGCCACTGAAAACAAGGTTGAAGGTATCCTTAAACAGCTCAAAGCCGGAGTCGAGAGTATCCAGCAGAGTGACCAATTCCGCCTGTTTTTGACTACCATGGGTAAATTTCATGACTACAGCATCGGCAATATGATACTCATCATGCTGCAGAAACCCCAGGCCACCCATGTGGCGGGCTTCAATACCTGGAAGGAACTGGGCAGATGGGTTAAGTCCGGAGAAAAGGGCATCTCGATTTTGGCCCCGGTATTTCCGCCGGCAGCCAGATGTGAAAAGTGCGGTTCCAAGTTGCCCCGAAACGCCAAATTCTGCTCGAAATGTGGTGAAAGTATCGATTCCGGTGATGAAGGGGCGATCAGTCCCCGATATTTTCGGGTAGTTTATGTTTTCGATATCGGCCAGACCGAAGGGAAATCTTTGCCGGAGTTTGAAGTACCGGCTTTAACTGGGGATGCTAACGAAGATTTGTTTAGTCAAGTTTTGGATCTGGCTAGAGAACAAGGGCTGACTGTTGGTTTTGAATCCAAACCGGAATTGGATCCGGATATAAAAGGCTACTATTCGGGAAAATCAATCTGGGTGCGCCCACAAGAATCCAGAGCCCAGCAACTAAAAACCCTGCTGCATGAGATGGCGCATTACTACACTGAAGGGGTTATGGGAATTCCTCGCAAGTACGCCGAAACCATTGCGGAAAGTGCGGCTTTCGCGGTTGGCGCTCATTACGGTTTCGACAGCGGAGTCCGTTCCTTCCCATATGTAGCGGTTTGGTCCCAGGAAAAGAAAGTCCTGGAAGAAAACCTGGCAATGATTCGAAAGGTCACCGGGAAGATCATCGATAGCCTGGGACAAATGTCTCATACACATGAGCTTCCACATTGTATGCAAAACAATTCGCTGCAATTATATGGTGGTAGCCATTCTCTGATCTCTCCACACATACAATGTAGTTCAATTTTCTTCTTTGATGTGATAAGGGCAGATCGGATAAAAAAGCAATATTCATTGTTTCTGGTGCCCATTTCTTGATCTATGGTATTGATTAGATCATTTATTTTATTATTGATTGAAAGAGAATTGCTTCCGATTATGACAATCAACCTGAATTTTACCTTGAGGGATTAGGTATAAGCGGATTAACTTTCAAGCCGTTTGCTAAACTCAGGTTAGCTTCAAGCTATGTCAGATTACACGTTGACCTTGAGGACATACTCAAGCCTGTGAGTAAGTCCCAAAAGCGCAAAGCTATCAGGTACGGCAAGATACCGACTGATTTACAGGACAAAATAAATGACAGATGTTGGCAAGCCGTAAAACATTATGCCAATCAATAACGGCTAACAAAAAGAAAAGACTTCTCAACTGGGGGGTCTTTTTCTTTTTAACCGACCATATTTAGGGGTAGCTTTTTACCTTTTACATTCCAATATATCAGGGGGGCATGGATGAAAGTCTATGCCCCCCTATTATTATGCCCTGAATTAGCTGGATTTCGGGGAAGGATGGGAAACCTGTGGGTATCGAAAAAGATATTACAGAAATAATCAACGAATGCGAGGCGGATGAACTGGCCAGATGTCTTTTAGAGCGTACCAGAATACTTACACCTCCGAGCAGGGAAGTTAGCGATAGCCTGGCTCGCATACTGGATGATGTTTCCAAAGATGTGCCGGTACATAAGGCTCTATGGATCGCCTTCTGGTTAGGTTGCGCCTGGCAGAATTCAAGGGACTAAAGGAGAAAATCATGAGCTGGGAAGACGCCCCCACCGGGGCTCAAATTCACCGGATAGCGGTATTCGCCATTGCTTTGGGTATCAAGAGTCCCATTGAAGAAGGTATACAAACCCGGGGTCAAGCCCGGGATATTCTGAATGACCTTTACCAACAAATCAAACAGAAGAACCGGACGAAGCAGGATAAAACCGTTAACGCATCCCAAAGAATCTGAATTAAAGGAAGTGAATCATGGACTTATACTGCAAACGCTGCGGGGAACCCTGGGACTATTACGGAGTCATGCACGGCGACCTGACTGATGAAGAGCGGGAACGCTTCCGCAAAGGGGAAGGTTGCCCAGCCTGTTACGGGAAACCGGTGGAGAAGAAACCTTTCCGGGCGGAGCTGGCCGGCGTCATGGAAGATGTCCTGTGGGACGATCTGGACGGCGTTGCCGCCGAGATGGAAGACGCCGAGTACCTGTTGGGTGAAGAGTTCTGGAAATAGGCAGGCGGCCTACGTCTAAACCTATTTCCCTTATTGACCAGGGCTAGTGGAGTTGAATCTACCATCGGCTCACCGCCGTCGTGCAGACGGTCCTTCGGCTCTGTAAAAGCCTTTAGGATTGTGGTTCAGGGCATGGGATTGCATACACTAGCCCTGGTCAATGAGTCTTAAAACCAACTAAAGGAGGAACTCTATGGCTGATACCAATATCTCACCCGAACATCGGGACTCATTTAAAGCTCTCACTTCCGGTAACTATACCAATTTCGCACTGTTTTCCTGTTTCGTGAATGGTGAGCCTGCCAGCGCCATTGTCGCCGTTACTAAGGATGACGGCAACGAATATCATATTAATCCGCTTTTTGTGAGCGTGACGCCAGGCATGAAGCTGATCGATCACGAAGGGGTTGGACCAACTTAGAGTTAACGATGGTATATATCGCCGCCAAGTACATCCCGCAGATGGTCGCTACTTTCAGCGGCAAACAGAAGGAAGCGGACTTGGCTAAAGCCCGACAGTTAATCTAAACATGGCATTATCCCGGAGTATTAACGGAGGTGGTCTATGCCAAATAACCAAGTCGAATCCCTCGATAGGGATCTTAACATGATGAAGAACCCGAATAGATGGCCGCGCCTCGTGCTGCCTTTGACCAGAGGCCATGACCTCGGAATTCTACTCGGCGATAAGCCCACGGTTTACAAGGTCAATATGTACATGATCCCGGACGACCTTTCCAAAGCTCCTCAAGAGTCCTATCCGGATTACGAGGCGGTTGTGGCCGCCGGTTGGCAGGTGGACTAAATGGCAGCCACACCGGAAGAAATCAAACAGACCCTGGAGGCTATCGCCAAAGAAGCCGACCACAGCGATCAACCGCGCGTATTGCCCATCGTCAAGGGGTACGTGATTTACGAGCGCCTAAGAGAATTTCGGAGGGTATTCTGGGTAAACCATGTACCTGACATGAAGACTATACCGTTCGATTCGGTCGATGGTGCGCGGTTGCTGGCCGCATATCTGAAAGGGAAATAACAGGAGGGGCCACCCAAAGAATGATCGAATTATTAAAGAAGTGCCAGAAATGCCACTGCCTGAAGGAAACTGGATGCTATGGAACACGCAAAGGTCACCGGACCGGCTACTGTGAAATCAAATTCCAGGAAACCCGCGGTAAGTGGATCGCCAATTTCCCCACTCCGGACAAAATCGGCAATTCGTTTATCGACAAGTTTGCTGATGATTCGACCAAATACCACGTTTAAGAGGAGGTAGCCGTCATGGGCGCCCAACAGTTACCTATGAATCTCAATCCGAACGCGGAAAAAGATAACCAGGCCTTCATGGAAATGGTCGAAAAGAATCACCGGCTTGAAATGAAACACGGCTCCGCTTTCCGCCGGGTCTTCGGTGTTAGTCTGCACAAGTATCTGAGTATTGCTACCGGCTTCGATGTGGTCGCCTTTGACGATGAAATAATCAAGGCCGAAGACGGAGTTTCTATCGCCGATGCAATCAAACGTGATTACGGCGATGACGCGCTGAACATGGTCCGAGAACTGATTAGTTAGGTCTTCAAATACTCCCGGCCGGGTTGGTCGCCGGCCGGTGAATAATGACCAAGAGGAGGTGAAAAACAATTGGAAATACGAGTTGACAAACTACGCAAAAACCTAGCCCTTCTCCAGCCGGTAGTACCCCGCAATCCGTCCCTGAAGGTCCTCACTAACGTCTTATTCAGGGACGGCGCCATACGCGCGACTGACCTGGAGGTTGAAGTCTCGATCGCTATGCCCGAGATAACCGGTACCGCTTTTCTTCTACCCTACCGCCAAGCGATGGAGGTCTTAAAGTTCGTGCCCGGAGACCTGGTACTAAGTATCGCGCCCCAGGACAAATCGGTTAAGCTATCCTGGACCGGCGGCAGCGCCGCTTACCCGGTACCTCTATACAACGACTTCCCGGATAGTGCGCTGCATGCCCCAGAGTCTGAGGCCATCGTCAACGGTGATGTCCTAACCGGCGCCATGATGGACGCCCTCCACTACGTCAAGACCGGGACTGAAACCAACACCGTACCGGGCAAGAAGAGAGGCTCCAGAACAGTCAAAAGTAAAGATGCGGGAGTAAGCGTTTTATCCGGTGTCGGCGTTATGCTCGATGAGCATGTCCAGATCTGCGGAGCTGACGGATACCGCGCATCCTATGAATCAACCAGGCTCTCATGGCCGGTCAGGCAGACGATAATCGTCCCCCCTGATACCGTTGGAATACTCGATCTCCTGTGGCACAAAGAGCCAGGAAAACCGGCGCTGAGTAATGACTTCATCGCACAGATCACGGCGGCGCGTCCTCTTAAACTCGGTATCTGGGAAGGCCGTATGAGCGCCCAGTTCGCCGACATTACTCTGGTTAGCACCCTCATCACCGGCACCTATCCGGATGTCCTGGCTTTACTCAACGGCTTCAAAGAGCCGATCAAAGTCAAATTCTTTGGTCCCGACCTGGAAACCGCCGCCCGTCGCCTTGCTGCAGTTGCCAAAGAATCTACCGAGATTACCTACCTGGTCTGGAATGAGGCCGCGATGACCGTCTCCGCCCAGTCCGCCGAGGTCGGCGAAGTCAGCGCAGAGATTACCGTGCTTGAAGGCAGCCAGCTCGGCCGCATTGCCCTTAAATGCAGCTACCTGCTGGATTACTTGGCCGGGAAAACCGGACTGATCACCATGGGGAACGCAGGCCAAGACTCACCCGCTCTCTTCCACTACGGCAGCCGCCCTATCGTGGCAATCATGCCGATGAAAGCAATCTGGGGCGACGAGCCTGTCGAAGAGGCCAAGGCTCAGGAAGCCCCCGCGGCCGCGGACGAAGAAGCTCCAAGTACCGCCGAGAACACTGAACCAGAGGCGGTAAATGAAGAAGAGACCGGCGAACCCGGCGATGAGCCGGAGGAGGTCGAAGAGACCGGCGCAGAAACAGTTAATAATCCTGAACCGGCGGCAGTTGGGCCGGAATCTGAAGAGTAAGGAGGCGCCTGAAAGAAAGAGAAAACTGAATAGTGCGAGTCGACCATCTTTGGGAGGAGCGGGAAGTGGGGACACAACCCCCCGTTCCGTCCCTGAGATGGCGGCTTATTTATTGACTAAAAAGGAGGCCAATCGTGGTACAAGCTAATAGACTCGTGAAATTCCCTACCGGACAAATGGCCCTCACCGCCGGAGTTAACGGCCTGGTGGCCGAGAATGAGGACTTTGCCAAATTCGTAACCGAGAGCCTTGGCCGGCACCTTAAGGGCGATTGGGGTGATGTGTGCGTTGAGGATAAAAAGGCTAATGACGAAGCAGTGAAAGCGGGAGACCGGATGCTCTCCGCCTATAACGATGACCGTTTCCCTAAGAACGGGAACGCGACGATCTGGATTATCACAGAGGGAGACCGGTCGGTAACTACCGTACTCTTCCCGGATGAGTACTAAATTCAAGGAGGTGCAGATATGAAATTCTGCCCTGATTGCGGCAAACCGGTACACCTTACAAGCACAATAACCTCTGAGGTTATCCTGGCGGATGAAAAACGAATTCAATTTGAGTATGCCTGCCCTGATGACCGCCACAGATGGCAGGAGCTCATCGACCCGTACGGCGGCTATACCATCTTCCGGGAGGCAATCTAGTGGCCCGGGTTATAACGCTGGAAAAACACCTGTTATCAAACGGCGATACTGCCTGTGTTAAAAGACTGGGACGCAAATACTACTTTGAGCGCCTGCATCCCAGTTTTACGACGCCCCCGGAGACATCTCCGAACACGAGCAAAAATGAAGCCATGAAACTGTTGGAGGACTGCCTGAAGGCAGACGTTCTGGAGAGTGATTAAAACGCTCTCTTGACAAGATGCAGCGCGGAAATCAATAAGCTTTTGGTTGTAGATGAGAAACACGGTGTTCTGGCCAGCGGTGAGGACGGGAAACTTCAGGCGATCGATTACTCGGAATATAGCATCCACAGCTTCTCCTGTCCAAAATGCGTAGACGAAATCTACACCCTCCGCAATCGCCCGGACCTGGCCACCAAGTTCCTAAGAACCAGCAGGATGTTATGATCCGTTGACTCTGACGACGAGCTGCCGAAATAGCTTCATAAGCGGCTTATAAGCCGCTCGGCGCCAGGGATGAACGGATGATCCGTTCAAGCAAATTATTGGAGGTAAATCATGACCACAGATGGAAAGCCCGTGGCCAATACTGGCCCAGCACCCATACCCGGCCAGAAGCCGGACACTACGCCTGCTCCGCCGCCTATTCCGGAGCCTAAGAAACGCATATTCGTCGTGGATGGTCGCCAATTTCCGGATCCGAACGAAAAGATGACCGTCGAAGAAGTTCGTCAGCATATGACGGATTTTTTCCCAGAATTAGCCAATGCTGAAACCGAAACCGCTAAAAGCGGGAACGACGATGTGTACACGTTCAAAAAACGTGTAGGAACGAAAGGTAGCTCGCTTAAGGTCTATGCAGTCGGGGCCGTCTGGGGTGGCTGCATTGAGGAAGTATCAGGCTTTTTGACCGTAGAAAAGGCTAAGACTCAACTGGACAGCATACACCAAAGATGGGGACTTAATCCTCAGCACGAAGCCGAAAGTAATCATGCGGTAAGTATTGTACCTATTGAGGTAGGATAACGTGTCTGCCGAGTCTGAAGACATCGAACAAGTCGTCAAGGCCATCCGTACAGTCCCCCCCAAAAGCCTGCTCTTGATTGAGCTCGCCAATTCAATCCCGGTGGTCAATGGAGTCTTCGACTACCAGGCGCTCGCGAACAAGAAACCGGAAATCGAGCTGGCTATCGTCGAAGCTAAGACCTACGGCTCATATACTCTGGTGACAGTGGAGGCTTTAGCCGGCTTGAAGGGGGTGACAGGCTAATGTGGGACCTTGATACACTCATTAGACAAAACAATCAAGCCGCTCTCGATTGGATGATGCGCAGCCGGAAAGTTGAGCAGGTCCAGGAGCCGAAGCCGGAAAACTGGGCGCTTTCACTGCTCGCAGACAAAATGAAGGCCGGGCCCATCAACATCGAGACGCTCATGGCCTACTTCACCGACATCAAGAGCATCGAGAAATTCGTCGCCCTGATTCGTAAATTCCTGCCCGACTCCGAGAGCGAGATAATGTCGCAAAACAGGAACCGGCGCGTATATCGATTTTGTACTCTCTTCAGTAAAAAGTACTATCCGATCCCGCGCCGGGCCTATGACTGGGATATCGACAAATTTACCGGTAACATGCCGGTTGACCTGATGGGGATGTCCTATTCCGCTTATCATGAGCTGGATATGCGCGTCGGCTATCTCCTGCTGCTTTCGCTTATCGTTTACCCCTACGAAGGCGACGAGAGAGACGAATACGATGACGCGGTGCCGTTTAATCCTCTGGATTACCCGGCCAAGAAATTCAAACCCTCCCGCGAGGACGAGAACTGGTTAGCAGACCTGGTTAGGTCGCTCGCGGATGGTGGCAAGTGGATCGCCCCGATGGGATTCACAGTAGTAAAGATTAATAACAGTAAAATCCGACTGAAAGAGGCGGAGAATACCCCTGTAGTAAAGGAGACCATCGCCCGCACCTTGATGATCGCCAAGAGAATAGGAATAGAGTCGGAGGTCATCGCCGGCAGAACAGCCCGGGATAAATTAGCAGCCGCCAAAGTCCCCCTCCTCGATAAGCTTCAGAATCTTGTCGGGTCTGCCCTGGCAAACCGTGTTCCAAGGGCTGGCTGGCAACCAGACCAGCTCCATAAAATGACTGACGGGACAAAATACGAAGGCTGCGGAGAATTCGCGGATTACGCCTGTGGTATTACTGGGTGCGAGGTTCTTGACTACGCTTATGACGGGGTAGAGTACGTCGAAGGGGAATCCGAGCCCTACTTCCGATGGGGAGATTATAACGTCAACCAGTTAACCAATCAGTGGCCAAAAGTCGAAGTAATCCGCGCGAAAATCGACCACATCGTTGAATGGCTCGAAGCGAATGAGGAGGTTAACTTCCAGGAACTGTTAGAATTCCTGCTCTCTCAACCTCAGCCGAAAAAGGAAAAACTTCCGGCCGAACGAGAACACCATTGTAATTTGGACACTATAACCCAGGAAGAGGCCGAGGAAAAAAACGAAGACCACCTCGAGGAGGACAGATATGACCAATTCACCTTACGACAAGAAGCCCCTATTTAACTGGGCGATACCCGCAGAGCTTGGGATCCCACCGGACCCGATACGGCTTAGACTGGACTTTCATCACCAGGCTGTTGAACTCACGGATTTTGAAGGAGACACGGTCACAACCAAAGTGGTATCCGCGCACGATATCGCGGAAGCCCTGGCCAATGAAATCTCATTCAACTCCGGCCTGCTGCCGGAAAATACGCTCTGGTGGCGGAATAGCCGCAGCGGCTCGATCATCGCCTTATACGAAAAGCCGCGAACCCGCAAAGTGGCCCTTCAGGAAGATATAAACAAGCCGGCGCAGCGCTTCACTATCCCTCTGCCGGGACTGGTCTTCTTATGCTCTCCGGGCCGGCCGCCGTGGGTTTACGCGGTCAAGAAAAAACCGACCAAAGAAGCAGACAGGGTATTTAAGGCGCCGCTGCTCAACGTCTTCGCTAACGGCCTCACCTGTCCCGGCAGCCATCATTATCCGGAGCGCGTCGCTGATGTGGTTGAAAGCTTTTTTGTCAGCTTCTTCAGCAATACCGCCGATCTAGCGAACAGGTCGAAACGGTTCCCGAATAGTGTTGTTCAGCTCTGGAAGTTCCTGGATAAAAAGACCTCGTACCCCTGCGAAGACCTCGTTGAGCACGGCAGCGTAGAAGACCTGCTCAAAATGGAAATGCGTTAGATGTCACAGCCAATTGTGGGTTATCTACTTCACCGTTTCGGCTGCATTGAGGGCGACATGGGCCTCGGGTACAACTACATCCTTTCGGGAAATGGAATATTTATCTCGGCTCAAAACCAATACCTTGATGCTTGCATACCTGTAGCTGGCTGCCAGATACGGGGATTGACCGAGACCGAAGCGCATGTCAAATTAATCCACGGCAAAATCCCCCAGGCACTGTTTGACCTGGCACTGAACACCGCTCTGGTCAAAAAGGAGAAGGAGGTTTACTTCGCCCTGACATGGGAAAATGGATACCATCTTTTCTTAACCGGACAGCAAGGTGAGGTGGGACAGGTAAAATACGCCGTCCTGGATATTACGGTGATGGACATACACTCTCACGGTAAAATCGGTACGCGGTTCAGCCACACCGATGATAAAGACGAACAGGGCTTCAAACTAAGCTGCCTGGTCGGAGATCTCGATAAAGTCCCCCGGGTAGGCGTTCGAATCGGCGTCTACGGAAACTTCTTAGCCCTACCCTGGGGCGATGTCTTTAGTGGCAGTTTAACCGGCGCGGTCGACGTCCTAAAAGATTATGAAGAGGAGGAGAAAGCCGAAATTGAATTATCGAGTACAAATCAGTTGCAACAAGATCTTAGTTGTGGGGGCTGGTGGAACCGGTTCTTTGGTAGTCGATGGATTATGTAGACTCCTGGTCGGCCACGAAGAGGCTCCGCTATTCATTATCGACCCGGACCGAGTAGAAGCACAGAACGTCCGCCGGCAGAATTTCTACCTCGGCGATATCGGTAAATTCAAATCCCAAGTACTTGCTGAGAGATATAGCCGGCTATATGGGCGCCAGATCGCCTACAGTGTCTACCCTTTCGAAAGGGACATGGTGGAGCACGGCAACGGCCAATTCCATTCTGAGCTCGCTGTAAACGCCCTGATCATCGGCTGCGTAGACAACTACATGGCCCGCCGGAGCATTGCCGAAAGCATCAAAAGCCTGAACTGGTGGCTGGACGCCGGCAATAGTTACCACTCCGGCCAGGTCCTGTTCGGCAACGTGGAAAGTTTAGAATCCATGGTGAACACGTTTGATGACAAGCTTGGCGTAGTGAAACATTTGCCAATGCCGTCTGTCCAGATGCCAGAGCTCCTGATGCCCTCCCCCTTGCCCGTAAAACAGCAGGATTGTGCCGATGCTGTCGAGGACAACCTTCAAAGCCCGGTGATCAACCACGCCATGGCTACTCTGGTACTTGAATTCGTCCACCGGATCATCACCAACAAGCTCGAGTGGATGGGAGCCTACCTGGATATGGAAGCCGGGACCCTCAAGACCGTACCCATTAACGAGGTGACCGTCTCCCGGATGTTATCAATGCAGGTTAATGACCTGAAGTATTGCCCAAATAGAAAATTTTAGGAGGTAAATTATGGGACCAGTAGACAATCAAGAAGAAAAATCCCTTGTGACAACGACTCCGCCCATCACCGAATTAAAGCCGGAAACAGCGGCGGCCGTTGTCGAAGTCGCGGAGAAGGCCGCGGAAATGATTAAAGCGGACATCCCACCCGCAGCGGCGCCGGTCGAGTTAATTCCGGTCGAAAACGCGCCGACCCACCCGAACGCTCAGACATTGGAGAGGGAACCGGAGACCGGCGAGGTTAAACCGGCCGGAGTAAAACCGGTGCTGAAAGTCGCCCCGAAAATCAAGATCGTCATTAATCACTACGCCGGAGCGGCCCTGGTCGGAGTCCAGCGAGGAGACGCTGACCCGATATTTACATTGGTAAATGGTTCGATCAAGGACGCCGTCGCCAGGATTCCCGACTTACTGGTCAGCGCCAGTGAAATGTGGGCGAAGACCACTAGGAATCCGGTCGCAGTCCTGCCCACCAAACCGGCGACCACATCCTCTTCGACTAAGGCATACACGCCGCCCAAGCCTTCCGCCCCGGCGAAACCGGCCGCGCCCAAGCCCGGCGAAATGAAATCCATGATGTAAAATACCGGCAATTACCGGTAAATAACGGAATATGGAGGTAAAGTATGGTAATGCAAGCAAGGTATCTTTCCTGCGCGGAAACCGCCAAGCTCGTCCGCGCCGCCCTGGCCAAGAATTTCCCCGGCGTGAAATTCAGCGTTAGGTCAAGCGAATACGCCGGCGGCGCCTCGATCGACGTCCGGTGGACCCTGGGCCCGACTGTCAAAGAGGTCGACGACATAGCTGGCCAGTACGAGTCCGCTTCTTTCGACGGCATGATCGACATGGAAACCCACTATTCCCACTGGCTGATGCTGGATGGCTCTACCCGGATTGAAAGCGGCCCCGGGACCGAGGGCTCTAGGGGTGTTATTCCTGCGATTGAACCCCAGCCGCGGCCTGAAGGCGCGGAGCTCGTCCACTTTGGCGCCCATTACGTTCAGTGCGCACGGAAACTACGCGAGAATTACGAAGATGAAATGAAATTCCGCACACAGGTCGCCCAGGACATGAGTATCCTGCAGAAGGTCGCCTATACCGGCCCCAACACAATTCACCTTTTCGGAGATGGTGACACGGAGCAGGTCGATCAACACGCCTGGCGTTTGATAAATCAAACATCCTTCAAGCCAGGCGAAGAATACGCCGGCGTGCGCTACTCAACTGAGGAAGAGCGCAACTCCGAAGGCTGGGATCCCTGGGCGGTCTTCGTGATCGTCAAGAAATCGCCAGCGCCGGAGATCGATGGTGGTATTCTCCATCCCGGTACGCTGAACGTCAATCCCGGCATTAAAATCCGAGAAAATGAAGTCCATAAGGGAATAGAGATCGAATTCCCTAGTAAGCCGCCGGCGCTGGTGATAAATGAGATGAAGGCTAACGGCTGGCGCTGGTCACATACCGGCGGGTTCTGGTATAACAAGCAGACCCCCGATAATAAGAAGTTCGCTCTGGGATTGCAAAATGGTAATCAGTAAAAACTTCGGTAAATACCAATATACCTTCTACGGCCCAGCGGAAACCGAGTCGCAGGCCGATGGCTTCGTAGAGTCTCTCCGACAAAAGGGGTTCGCTGCCCGATGGACCAAGGCGAGTATCTACCCAGGCCATTACATCTACCAAATCTGGCAAAAAGACAAAAAGCATACGGGTAAAAGTGGTGCATAGAAAAACCTCTCACAATCCTTTCGTGGTTCGCTCGACATATGCCTTTACCGATATGTTTGGCGAGACTCCAAAATTACACTGGCGAATAAACCCGATAGATCCGGACACGTTGAAGATCTTGCCTCTTGTAGACGACCAGTTCGAAACCCTGTAAGAGTTCAAATACTGGCTGGAGGATAACTAATGACTTATGAATTGCGTGTCCATCTTGGCGGCAGTTGCCGAAAAGTGGAAAAACAAAAAAAGGCTTTTAAAGATGCTGGTATCCCACTCTGGCCGCGACCATGGACCGAAGGGGCATTATACCAATATCAGTGCAAGGATTCCTGATACCCCGGAAGCCAGGGAACTATTAAAGAAGGTCGGCGCTACTGTCTGCCGCGACCATGGTTTTAGAGAATCAAAAATGAAGAGGATGTTATAAATAGTCGGCATGACTAAGTATTAGCTTGGACTCAACTGCATTGGTGTCTAAAGATAAGATAACAAGGAGGCAGGAAAGACTTTTTCATCTTAAGGAGCTATCCGTTTTTGTTTGCTTTAATCTAACCCTTCCAGAACGCGCCAAACCTTGCGGTAGACCTCTCCTTGGCGTTGACCAAGGGCTTGGCTCCATACTCCAGCATCTAGAGTACGTAACCTTACCCTAACGCTAGGCAATGACTCGTTAATAATACTACCCATGGAAGTAGCAAGTGATGTTGCCGCAGTCCTCGGGACGCCCAATAATCGGAGGGTAATTGCGGCATCGTCATTAACGCCGTAATATACACGCGAGGGAAGATTATTTAAGATCTTGAGTTGTTCTTCGGACAAACCAGATCCTGTAATTGATAATAAAGCTCCTAACCCCCATGCTGCTGTCTGCGTCAACTTGCCGAAAAGGTTTTGGCCGCACTTTGTCATTGCCTTTGTGATATCATTATCTGCGTCCATAAAATAACGACTGGCTATCTCTGAAACGGGGACGCCATTTACCCAGTCTTTCACAATCAAAGCTAGTTTTCTCCCATCCGGCGACGTTCCTCCAGTAGCTGCTTTAAGGTTTTCGCGCAATTCGGGAACTCTTAACAGGACGCCCATCATTCGTTGCAAATCTGGACTATTGTGTTGGAATAGCGACTCTGAATTCCATGATTCTGCCCGGATTCCCTGATCATCTACCTGACTGAGGACAGATCGTATGCTTTGCAAGGAGAAACCGGTACTATCAACAAGCTTAAGAGGTTGGCCCGGTTCTTCAAGGTATTGTGTATAGCTACGAATTCCGTCTAGCAAGCGATTTGCCAATGTTGAATTTTGGCTTCGTAACTTCTCGAAGCCAAGTGTACCGCGGAGGATTTGTTCGATTTTATCTGCAAAGTCTTCCGGTTTACCCATTTGGCGATAAGTGTGAGCCAAATACTGCACGAAACAAGACCATTCGGGATACTTATAAACAATCCCTCCGAGGTCGCTGAGCATTTCTTGGGCTTCCGTTGCAAGTAGGACAAGAGCAGAATTAAGGTCTCCTGCCTGCTTGTTGATAAACTGACGAAGGGTTACAGCCTTATCTCTGGTTTCCGCCACCAAAGCTACAATTCCTAGACTTCCTTGTCCAATTCTTCCAGCCCGCCCTGCAATGTTCCAGAAGTCTTCAGGGGGCATATCTTCGGGTCCCTGTTCGCTAGGGTATTGATGCGAAGCCATCACTACCCCTGTAACAGGGAAATTCACCCCTTGTGCGATAGTGGTAGTTGCTACGAGAAACCTTAGCTCCTTCTCTTCAAATAACCACTCCATGAGTGCTCGAACATCGTCTGATAGCCCCGCGTGATGTACACCTACACCGTAGGAAAGGAGGTCTATCAATGGGAAATCCGTTCCAAACTCTAACTCTAAAAACTGCTTAACAAGAGCGATTCTATCAGTTGAAATAGTCGCCTTGTTAGCATCGATTCGGAACTTATCTGCTAAATTCCATACCCAGTCGGGTCGAGTGTGCATTACAATTACCGGCCCTCTTTTCTGCAAATGCTGTGCAGTGACGGCCGCCAATGCACTTTGGTTGGACACCTTTGTGTATGTTGCTGCTATATTTACATTCTTCGAGAGAGTCAACAAATCATCGTTAACAAGGGTATTCCGTGTGGTATGTATAGTTTCCATATGTAGCTCATAGTCGAAACTGTGATGATTTAATGCAGTTCCTCGTTCTGCCTGCACGATTCCAATGATTCGGTCATTGGGCTGCCAATCAAGTGCCAAACTAATATCATCGGAATTCTGGCCTCCAAGCCAACGGGCGATTTCACGTGCGTTGTTGATAAATGGGGTCAACAACAAGAACTGAGCCCGTTGACACTCGTTGTTGATCGTCGCAAGCAACAATTCTAGCTTTAGTCCCCTTCGAGGTGCCTGAATATTATGGGCTTCATCCACAATAACAAGCGTCAACGGACGGCCAATCTCTGCCTCACACCCTTTCCGAAGCATCAAATCCAATTTTTCTGGTGTGGTGACCAGTATACGGAATTCCTGAGCAGGGTCCTTCTGGTTTAACAATCCCGTTTCAATACTATCAATTTCCAAAGCCGGACTTACTTGTTCAACCGTGATTTTTAAAGGCTCAAAATCTCTCCGTAGTTGTCGCGCGACTTGATTCACTAGAGTTCGGGTTGGTGCTAAATAGGCTACCCAACCTCGTTCATGCTCAAACTGATTCAGAGCTTGAAGAATCCGGAATTGTGCTATAAGAGTCTTGCCACTCGATGTTGGCAAGCTTACCACAACCGCTCGACGGCTGGAACCGAGCAAACCCTTTTCAACAAGAGCTCGTCGTTGTGGGGGTAATACATCAAAGATGGCGTGTTCACCACGTCCCCTAGCAACAATGGTTTTGACAAATTCTGTCACACGTGAGTTAACTGATCGAGTGACCGTCCATATTGAATTATCTGCCATCTGCGATGAACACGCAGAAAGAAGCCTAGCTAATGATTCTAAGTCTAGTAGCTGGGCTTGCTCGCAAACAGCAGTGACCCTATCGAAATGCATCTCAAGCATTTGGTGGATCTGGTAATTCCCATCCACGACGCCATCAGTAATGTAATAGGCAAATACCTCAGCAGCCTTGGCCAGGTGGTAAAGACCAATAAGTTCAAGAGCAGAAGCCTTAGAGTGAATGGACTCCTGTTGATTCAGATACTTCTTTTCGAAGGTTGCCTGTGAATTGCGCAATGCTGAAATTCGCTCCAGTATAGCATCACGGTCTGTCCACCCGTTCTTTCGAATTAACCTAAGCCAAATATCAAGAATGGTAGCCCAAGTACGTTTGCTCCAATCTTCAGACGAAAATGGAAGTTCGGGCCATTCTTCTTCACGAAGCCATCTTGCCGCATCTGATCCTTTATCACCCAACACTGCAAGCACTCCGGCACGCAATAAAAACTTGGCGGTTTCGATGGGATCTTCTGGGCGAGGTAGAACCCGAAAAAGTTTAAACGCATCAGCAGCGCTTGTTCGCAGTTCATTTTTTATATTTTCGTCGTCTACGTTTCCTTCCAGAATCAGATCAAGTATAGCCATCTCCAATACTTCAGCAGAGCGCCGAATTATATCGAAGTCTTGGGTGAGATGAACAGCCTTGAATTCCCGCTGGATCTGCAAACAGCTCGCTTGTTTAAGAGCCTCATCCCTAGTACCGCCCAATTTAGCTAATAGCCAATGACTCATGATCCACCTGCCGAAAAGAGCGACGGAAGATCTGCGATATTACAGGGAAGATACATTGCGACTAACTGACAAGTAGCGGGAGCCTGAAGTGTATTAGCGAGAAATTGACCTCTAGTTTTTAGGTCCAACTCATGCGGTTGGGTATCGCGTACTAATACGCCAAATAGAGAGACGGCCTTGTTACCAGATTCAAGTAATAGCGTGATCGCCGTATTAAATAATGACTCGTTATCGGTGCCTTTGCAACGAGGTAATAGCCACTTAAGGAGCTGATTAATCAATCCGAGGTTGCTTGCCAGATTATCGATTTGATGAATCATCCCCCCTCTCCCATTCATAACATTGGGCGGAGTATTGGTATCACTTGATGTCTTTACTTCGCCAAGGGCCAGACGAATCAGATTGTTATTAATCTCGAAGCCAATAAGATCAGCTCCCGGAAGGCTTGCATTGGGCGTCCTTTTATCTCGTTCCATGTTCCAAGGCCAGGTAATCCCATATTCCATTTCCAGATAGGCCTCAGCGATGGCTTCCCCAATAGCCCATGCCCTCTCTTCGGGAACTTCTGCGGTTAAAATTGCATTAAGGCTATCTCGCGCGAAACCGGTGGTTGCAAGCCCGCGCAGACAAGTCTCGAATTCATGCACACCTTCTTCGTCGTGGAGGCGAGATGCTACTGCATTGCTAAGGAATGATTGGTATATGTCACCATCGATCACACTTACGCCGCACCAAGTGGTTTGCCGGTCACTGTTCGTATAGCTTATATTTGCAAAGTCTGCCTTTGTCATACTTCGCTCATTATAACTACGTATTCGACTTCAAGCAATTAAATCTTTTCCATAAACAAAACGCCCTTCTGTTAAAACAGCAACCCAAATCTGTGCAGAGCATGTTTCTCACGCTGATGATGAGAAAACCTATAATTAGCTTTCATTTACCAGTGCCTGTTTTATTACTTCTTGCACTTCTGTGATGGGCGTTATTTTTATTTTATCCAGGATATAAGCAGGTAAACTCTCAGCTTCTTTCAGGTTATCAGCCGGCAACAGGACTTCTTTAACGCCGGAATCATAAGCAGCCCGAATCTTCTGTTGTATTCCGCCTACCGGTAAAACTTTACCCATGATGGTAATCTCGCCAGTCATAGCCAGATCATTCCTAACGGGTATTCCTTTCAATGCGGAGACAATCCCGGTAACCAAGGCTATGCCGGCAGAAGGTCCTTCTTTGGGGATGCCCATATAGGTCGCCAGGATCGCTACATCGAAGTTGTCCCGCCATTCGGCAGTAATACCTAAATCCTCATGTTTGGCGCGAATAAATTGAGCAGCGGCTTCTATGCTTTCCCGCATCACTCTCTGGATAGAACCCAGTGGCACAATACGCCCGCTGCCTTTGGTTGCTTGCATCTCAAAGTGCAGAATGCAGCCATGGTCGCCTTCTACAGCCAGACCGATAACCTCTCCTACAGACGGTTTAGCAGGGAGTGAAACTCTTTGAACGCGTTCTGAATCAGGTAATGAGGGGCTGAAGGTTTTATTAGAAGCTACTATTTTGGCTCCAAGTTTAACCCTTTCATATTCTCCGGGAGCCATTAGATGCAACTGTTCTCTCACCCGTTGTCTCATTTCACATGAAATGAGAAGCAGCTCTTCTAATTCTTCATCTTTTACCTTTCCGTCAGGATAGAGTAGCTTCAATAGACCGGAGGTAGTCTTAATAATGGCTCTTTGATCTCGCCCGGATAGGCCTTGAGAAGAATGAGAAAGATCCAGTAACTCAAAACGACTGCGGATATCGCTCAATAAATCCTTTTTACGGAGCTCATGCATTATTTCACAGAAGTAGTCTGTAATGAAACCATAGTCTTTAGCGTAACTTCCCGGAGTCAATTTAGGTATTAGCCAGCCAGGAAGATAGGCATGAATTCTGTCAAGAAAGGCAATAACCTGCATATAGTCCGGAAGTGGTTCAAATAGATGATAATATTTCTCATGCGGCAGATTGCTCTGGACATCCAGATTGCCGACAAAGACCAGACTGGCAAACGCCAGGATTTCCTTCTTACCACGGCTGAATCTGGCATCTTGCATATATCCCTGCATGATACTCACTAATGACTTGGGATCGGTGAAGTCAGTGTTGGCAATTTCATCAAGGACCACTGCATCCCGGGTCCCCACTTCACCAATTTTGCCCGTATTTAAATTGATGAAGAGTTGAGACGGAGTAGCTTTGCCTCCGGAAAGGACATGAGCATAGTAGGAGACATTTCGGTATAAATAAGTTTTACCGGTTTCCCTGGGTCCAAGCTCAATCAAATTTACATTGGTCTCAACCAGCGGAATACAGCGGCAAATATATAATAGTTTCTGCTGTCGGTTCATGGTTTGCGGGTTTAGTCCAAGGGAATTTATCAATATGTCAATCCACTCATCGGTGGTAAATTCGTGGCGTTTATCAATATATTCATCCAAATTTATTACACTGACTTGAAAGGGGGTAAATTCCGTTATCTTGAAGGGTCGGATCTTCTTGTTATGTACCTCGGTTTCGTCGTAGGTTAGTTCAATAGTTCCCCACATTCCGCCGGAAAGCAGCATGGGATATTGCCGCACGATGGTTTCAGGGATGTTAACGAAGCTCTCGTTGATAGCTGAGATGGTAGCCCAGTACTTGTCTTCGGTTTCCACTAGTCGGGTTTCAAGGTTGGCGATTATGGAATGATGGCGATTCTCCCGTATAAAATGGCGGATTTTTTCAGCTTCAGCTCCATAAACAAATGAAGATTTGAGTCTCTGCACAACCTTGCTCATATCCGCTTGAAAGGTCTCTTCCGAACAATAATTGTCAATCAAGTATTCAAGCACATAGCGCGGGAATTCATCTACCCCGGTGTTAATGGTATGGGCTTTATTAACTATTTTCCCGCGGAATATCTCTCTCAATTTTGAATTCATATTGCACTCTATTCCTTTTTAACGTGGATCGGGTCTTGTTAACTTTTTCCTATATTACCTCATATTTTTGGGTGTTAACCCCAGAATACTACCCAAATGCGGGGGGACACGGCGTACAACCTTTTCAGAATTCAGCCGTATTTTGAGAATGTATCGCTGTGATTTTCGGAACAATTGCTGACCATCCCTGAAGCTAACTATTACTGTGTAGGATTGTTCCACAATACCAGTTTTACGCTCATCCTCTGGCGCATCAATAGTATCTGGGCGAAAACGGTAAACAAACTCCTTTTCTCCAACAGGTACGAATAGTACCTGTTTTGTTAATCTGTGTTGTTCCAATTTGTCACTACTTACTTCTAAATCTACTCTTAAATCTTCAACTTTCGACTTATTCAATTTACTGCGAATAAGCCGCAATTTCATCTCCACCTCTTGACCTTCCATGATTTCAACCGGACCACTAATGGACTTAAAATTTAAGATCCCTTCTGCTTGATCCTTGATGCGAAGAGCAACCATAGGTATCATGAGTTCTTGAATTGAAATACCTCCATGCGTGTAAGCATCGGGATTAAAATTAGATCCCTGTCGACTGAAACTATAACCTACTTTAGGGAAGACAATAGTCTCAAAGTGTTTGTGATAAATTTGTCCTTTAAAATCTTCTCGTGTTTCCTCGGTAGGCATCCGAAGTTGTTTCGGAGTAAAAAATATCATATTTTCTCGGACTTTCAATGGTAAATCTGCAACACCAGCTGGGACTTTGAGAAGGCAGTAAAGATAGCTGCAGTCTAATTTATCATTAAGGTCATTTTCATTAAACCAAAGTGGATTGCGACCGACGTGGCAAAAACCATGGTCCGCTGTGATGAATACCTTGGTTCCTGGTGTAAGTTTCCGGATTATCGCCATAACCTCTGTATCAATAATGTTTTTAATATGCTGTTGATAAACAAAAGCCAAGGGACGTGAAGGTACTTGACGGCCATTAGGAAGTGACTTCGATTGAATTTTATGCAATTCTTTATCGCACAATTCAAAGATAAAAACGTCCAAATTCCCTGCACGATAATGTACTACTTCACCTGTGCCAGTACCATCAGGAGCAATAACATCTACCTCACCAGCATATCCAAATTCCCGTGCAAGGCCTTCCTTCAATAATTTATCTTCACCTTTTCTTGAATCAAAGCTGTCCGGGAATGTGCCTGCACTTAAAGCTTTGCGTGTAATATGTGTTTCGGATGGAAGGAGGGAAGAGGCTGGTAAATCCGCCAGCATTTCCATATTTTCTTCAAATAATGGTTTGATAAACTCATCCCAAATAGCCTCTTCTGTTTGAGCACTAGCATCTCCAGATAGGAATGACTTACGCAATCTTTCGCGATGTCCGGCGTTGTTATTTTCAAGCATTAAGTGGTCTCCATTGATAAGGTGTTCAAGGTAAATGTGACTTCTCAGAATAACCCTCTAGATTAGGCTAATTCTAAGACTTTTCTTAGCTTACTACAACAGATGATTTTGTTAATCTTGATTTTAGAGAATATTCAATCCGGATCATACTACAATCTTTGATTGACCATGTCTTGCCAACCTTCAAAAAGCATTACCATAGCTAGAGTGTCCAATTCGCAATATTTTAGGAGGGCGGACTTGATTTCCCGACGTTCGTATTCTGACATCTCCTCGAACTGCATCCTGGCGTAAGCTGCCAGAGCGGCGCCGCCCTCTTTCAATTCATCGTCCGAACTGAGCAACTCCAACTCTTTTTCGGGGATGTCCTGGAACATCTTGGGCAGTAATTTGTATGGATCCAATACATGATCATTTTCAAACCGGATCCAGGTCCAATCCTGGTAATTTAAACTCGGGATTCCGCCTTTTGCACCGTAAACAGGCTTAGAGTATTTTTCCTGCAAGTACTTTGAGCTGTTCAAAACGGCCGGCAACACGTACTTGATGGAGTTCGAGCCATTGGTGGCCGGGTTATAGTAATAACGCTTAACGAGTTCCAGCAGATCGATCATGCTACGCTCGCCTTCCCATTGCTCCTCGCTTTTGCTTGATGATTTGGTAATAGAGCGGATAAACCGGCATAGTTCCTCACGATCGGGGATATCGTTCTGATCGGAATTCAATTGCTGATAAATGAAGTTTAAGAAAGTATTCTCATGGGTGGCATATCTGAAAATACTGCCCTGGTCAGATTCCAGTTCACTTTTTAAGCTCCTGACGAATTCATAGTTGGGGAAAAAACCGGGAGTGGTGTTCAGGTATTCACCGTGATGCTCGATACAGCCGTCCTGATGAACCAGATGATGGGAGAACTGAAAGGCTATACCTTCATAGGGGTGCCGGCCTTTATTAAAAGGAATAGCCACCATGGAAGTTTCAAAATCTATAAAATGGAGTGGATAAACCCATTTGGCCATTTCATACTTTAGGCCTGCAACATCGATATATTCTGAGTGATCATGGTCCTGGACTTTTTGCACCTGCAGCCATTGCCTCTGAGTGGGTGAAAGGCCGGGTTTGGTATCTTTTTTTACCACGATATCATCTTCAGTGAGATCTTCTATCTTAATACGGCCCTCGGCAAAACAGCGGTCCTTTTTGCGGTAGTTCCAGAGGTCCAGAACGGTAAGTTCTTCGCAATCGTCATCAGTCCAGTGTAAGGTCTCCCGCCAGCATTCCTTAAATCCGCTTTTTAGGCCGTCCTCGGCTTCTTCTTCAGTTGTTTTGAACTGGCATCCCGCACAGGCAGCGGATGGCTGAGAGACAATTTTCTGGTCTTTTACATAGTGATCGGTTAGATAATCCAGATAATCGGTAAAATTGAAAGGTTGTGTTTCACTTCCGAACTGCTCCTGGTAAACCAGATTGCTGCAGGAATCGATATTGACCTTGTTGAGGATCTTTATTGATAGGTCTTCCTGGGAAAGAGCCTGGGAAACCGAGACGGACTTGCGTCCGTCAGCGTCTTTAATTATCTTAAATTTCTGGTTCAAGCCGTCGGTGGGACAGAGTGTGGTCTTATCCGCCATCATCAGGTAAGCATTCACGTTATATCCCGGAAAAGCCTTCATGAGCACATGTTTTTGAAAAGCGACATCCGCCAGGTAAGGATGCCATTCTGACAGGATCGTTCCCTTTCTAGATATAAATTCATCCTCCGAATCAGAGTCCGATGATTTGGCTTTGACTTCTATCAGTTCGAAATTCTCTTGATTCTTGACCAGAATATCGATACGCACAAAAAACTGGTTGAAACGGATAGCAGCCTCGTATATGACCACTTTATCTTTTTTCAGCAGTTCGCTGGTCCGTTTGAGAGCTTCATCATAATCCAGTGTGTTGATATCATGCCCGCCCGGGAAGTAACACTTGGCCAACTCACCGACCTGGAAACCGCCTTCGGCCAGGGACTGGAGGAATGAGTCTTCATCATTTCGATCGGGGTATTCCGGCTTGCCGTCATAATATAGTTTAGTCGGGCATTCCAGGGCTAGTTTAAAGCGTGACTTGGTCAGGTATCTGGGCTTCATAACACTCTTCTCCAGTCTCCAGAATTTTTGCTTATTATTTTGTTATTGTAACAATTATTTTTGACAACCCTGTGTCGCAATGATTATTTTCTTTGGTAAATCTTCTGTATCGCTTTGGCAGTCCTCAACGCATCGGCCCGCAACCCGCGGGGTTCCAGTACTTCCACGTTTTCTCCCCAGCCCATTATCCACGAAAATAGTTCTACTGTATCCATTATTTGCAGGGTCATAATGACCGTACCATCTTTTTGCATCTTGATCTCCTGCGAAGGATGCCAGACCGTCTCGCTGATGATCCTTCCTATGATAGGAGTAAATTTTAGCCGGATTGTCTTAGTTTCACCTCCAACCACTACACCCCAAGCGGAACCCAAGTATTTATTGGCATCGAAATCGGATGGTACTAAATATGTATCCCCGGTTGACTGAATATTCTCGATGCGCTCAATTTTAAAAGTGCGAACTTCTTTTGCTCGGTGACAATAGGCGATGACATAGCTTGAATGTCCGGCAGCTGCCGGCTGGATGAAGTAAGGCTCGATAATGCGTTCTGCAGCTTTCTCGGATTCTAAAGATCGGTATGTAATTTTTACGCTGTGCAGGGAAGTCCAGGCTTCCGCCAGTTCTGTCAGGACCTGCAATTGTTTCTCCTTCCTGGGGAGACTCTGCATCCAGTCAACCGTTCTTTGCACCTGTTCTCCTAACGGCTGTGGCAGTATAGAAGCTAACTTGCTGAAAGTAGCGTCCATATTTGGGTTATAGTGCTTGTCATAGCTAACCATCAACCGAGAGGCCAGGAATATATTCAGGGCTTCCGGTAAGGTGAAACGTACCGGCGGTAGCATCCGCTTCACATCCAGCTTCCAGCGCTTCTTGTCATCATAGATAGGCACCTTGAGGTCTTGGTCCAGTACCTCGAAGTCCCGGTATATCGTCCTGGAATCCACATCAAATTTTTCTGTCAGCTCTTTGATAGTATATCCGTTAGGGTTATTGTGGAGCATCACCCAGATTTTTATTACTCGCTCCGCTTTCTTCAACCGGTCTTGCACAAAAACCTCCCGCAAGTAGATACTGGCTGCATTATAACATCTCTGTCGATATTGTCATAGATATAGGGATCGATTCACGTGTAATTTGAACTACATGCGTTAAAAATCGTGACAAATTCACGACAAAGGGCTGTCAAATACCAGTGGTAAACTGAAGTCGCAAGTAAGAAATGAAGGAGGTTTGATTGAAATGAACAAGAAAGCAATTCTTGTCAGCTTAATGCTGGTTTGTTTTATCATGATCACCGGATGTTCCAAGGCGCAGGCTGCGCCTCAGGAACTGGCAACCGAAACCCAGAAGATTGTTGAACAAGTTAAAAAACAGGACAACTCCGTTTTTGACGATATCCAACACAATATCGACATGGTATCCGACCTTAAGGACGAAATCGAGGCCAGTACCGGGTCAGATAAGCAAAAATTGCTCAACAACGTGATTTCTGACCTTGAGAAAGTGACCGCGTCCTACGAAGAATTGGCCAATAAGAAAGAGGATATCAGGAAATATTTGCTGAAGAAGGTTACGGCTCTTGAAGGTTTGCAGGCACAGGTACGAACTGAGACCACCAGGCTAAACACTCAGCATAATGAATATACCACCGCCCTCAAGACCTTCAATGACCCCGATCCGGAAATCGTCAGGACCAGGTCAGCGGCTCTAAAGCAGGCCATCGGGTATGTCGACATGCAGTTGACGTCGGATGTACCGGATGCGAATTTACATCCGATACGGTGGTTATATGTTATTTTCCGTCCTGTTCAGGGACAGCCGCAGCCTTTTTCCGTCCGCCAGTTTTGGGCCTTGGCGCAAAGGCTGTGGACAGGTCGTAGATAATGGCATTTTCATCTGCAAAGAAAATGCCGGGTACGTTCCAATCCTCCTCTGGCGTCCAGCCAGCCATCTTGCGGGCGATGTCCACTGCGGCAGTACATCCAATTTTTATCTGATAAATCTGTTTGCCCTCCGGCTTTGAAAACGGCACAGCGTTCGGGTCTTCCTCATTGCAAGCGCGGACGGCAAACTGCTTGTCCTTTGGATTGCTGAGAAGCTGGACAAAAGCAGGATAGCGGAGTTCCGCAGCTGTTTGGGTATTGAACTTAACGGTATTTCCAACGAAAGTGACGATGGAAGCGGAACGGGTCTTGATAAGGTCTATAACGGTAAATTTTTCTAACATGGTAAAAATGCTCCTTTAATATTTTATTTTGAGGTGGACGGGCTACTTAGTTTGCAAGGGTGTTGTCGGACGGTCTGAAGAACAGGTAGTCTACGTCATCTTCGCTCCATGTGGGGTCAACGACAAAGAAGCCCATCATGCCGCCGCGCATGATGATACGGGGTTTTTTCAGCCGTGACGAACGCTTTCGGTAATAACGGCTGTTTAGCATTTCCTGCACCAAAAGCCAGTCTTCGCGCGAGATAATCGGCGCATGGTGACTCTCGTGAAAAAACTTGTCCGCTCGACCGTCGTTTTTGATAGACTTATGTTCGAACAGATCCACTGTAACCGTCTTTTGACACAGTGCGTCGCCGCAGAATTTTTCGTTGTGCAGGATACCGCAGACGCTACCGGAGCTCCATTTGGCAGTTCCAGTAGCGGTTTCGATGCCACTCTGGTTGAGGATATCAGCAATGCGCGGGGACGAATAACCCTCCAGATAGAGGGCAAAGATGTTCTGCACGATTTCCGCGCCGTGTGGCTCGATAGCCCATTTTCTGTTTTCGTCCCGGACATAGCCGAGCAAAGACCATACTGGGTAAATTAAACCTTTCTGGAACCGATTGCGGTTAGACCACTTCATACTGATGGATTTGCCTTCCGATTCTCCCTGCGCTACCATGCTGGTTGTAATGATTTGCGTTTCGCTGGTCTCAGTCAACGAATCGATATGTTGGGTTTCAAAGAATACGGATACCGGCGGTGACAATCCTTTGAGCAATCGCGTATAGTGCAGGCAGTCCTCCACATTTCTGGAGAAGCGGCTGACCATTTTGACAAGAACTTTGTCGATTTTCCCTTGCTTACAGTCCTCAATCATTCGAAGAAACTGGTCGCGTTTTTTGACGGACGTACCTGAGAGACCTTGATCAGCATATATCCCCACGAACTCCCAACGAGGATTCGTTTGGATCAGTTCGCTGTAATACTGATATTGCATCTCATAGCTGCTGGCCTGTTCCTCGCTTCCTGTGGAAACGCGGCAATAGGCGCAGACTCGAAGCTTCCGAGTGTTTTCGGGGTCGTCGGTATTTCTCCGTGCCGGAATGACGGTCATTTTACTACCCGCCGCGGTTTCGTAGGCATCACGGATTACTTCCTGGGCGCTTTTTCCCGTAACCCCGGTCTCTTTCGGTGCTTTTGTTGCTTTGATAGTTATGGTTTTCAAAATATCACCCCCTCTCCGCCGCATAAATTAAGGGTCGCGTCCTCTGCAAAGAAGATGCGACCCTTGGCGGCAACGGAGCCGGCGAACGACCATTATACCAGAAAAACTTATCTGTGAAAAAACAGACGACAAAGGGAGTCTCTATACGGAAACCCTTTGTCGTCCGGGTTTTTGCTCGCTTCAATTAACAGATAGCCCCATTATCTGCGACCACCACGCTTTTTTACATCCTTGCGGATTTCGTCAAAGTGTTCGTCCGATATGGTCGCACACTCGCGGAACTCCGCAACTACCGCGCTCATCACGGCAAAGTTAAGGTTTGTGCCATCACTGTCGGCGAGATAGTCGACCGCACGGTCTGCATTGATTCCGAAACGCCCGGCGGTTTCCACCGCGTCGATGTTTGCTCCAAGGAAAACGAATTCCCAGCCATATTTTATTTTCTGGCGCTCAATCTGTGCCTTGACCTTTTCGGCCGAATATTCGCGGCTGGAATTCTCTTCGCCATCCGTGATGATAATAAACATTACTTTCTCGGCACGGTAATCACCGGCCGTGTTTTTTTGGGCGTTGCCAATTTTGTGGATTGTCCTTCCGATGGCATCAAGGAGTGCGGTCGAACCACCGACAGCATATTCCTTCTCGGTAATCGCGCTGACCGCTTTGATATCGATACGGTCGTGTAGAAGTTCATAGTTGTTGTCAAACAGTACAGTCGTGATATGGCATTCACCCACAACTGCCTTTTGCTTTTCGAGCATTGAGTTGTAGCCGCCGATTGTGTCGGTCTCCAAACCGCCCATTGAGCCGCTTTTGTCGAGTATGAATACCAGTTCGGTTAATCCTTTTTTCATTTTCGTGTCCTCCTCGAGTTTTAAGATGATTTCATTTTAAACTTTTCGGAGGGGCGCATGGTCGCTTCGGAAGCGACATTATGGTTGCTGTTCATGCAGGCTGCACTTGAATTCTTCGCAATAGCCTATACCATCACTAAAATCCTCATTTCTGCCTTTGGTACAGTATTCTGGGGAGCCGTTCTCATCATGCTTGCAAAACCAGCAAAAATCGCAAACAGGGTCGCAAACGGGGTCATTGCAAATATACACTCTTGCTCATCCTCCTCGTTGTTCAGGAAAAAGCGATGATTCTCTCTTTCATCACGATATAGCGGTAGCGTATATCGCTCATCAGTATAGCCATCGCCTAACGACATATAGAAGGAGAATTCCGCCGAAATATCCTCTATTTCAAAGCCTTCTCTGATATATGTGTATTTGGGGTTGTCTCTCAAATCTTCTTTCGGTATAAGCAATAGTTGCAAATCCGGCTCGATAAATTCCAAGTTGCATTTTTCTGGAATACGGTCTTCTAACAATGCGGACAGGGATTCGCATATGTCTTTAATCTCAGCAAAAGTTAAAAAGCTCGATCCCGTATTATATTTGAAATAGCGGTTTTCAACACTGATACAGGCATCCGTCCAAGAATATCCGCCATCGTCATATCCCTTGTCAGAAAAGAAGAAATGAAAAATCGTGCCACCTAAATCTACCCTGAGTTCATTTTGCATTTTTCACCCTCCCAACAACGGCTGGTCGTATTTGAACAGCACTTCGTTAATCTCGAAAATATCGTACTTGCCGCTGACGATGAAGTATTCGACTATCACATCAAACTTTACGGCGTGGGAGAGGGCATAGCCCGCGCGCTCCAAAAGATCGCCGGTTTCGTCGAGAGACAATTCCATTGCCACTGCGAGCGCAATCGCGGTGCGCTTGCTTGGCATATAGCCTTTATTGCTCCGAATTTTGGAAAACAGCTTTCGGTCAAGGTTGGCGCGTTTGTAGACTTCCACGTCCGTTTTGCCCTTGGCGTCAATCAACCGCAGGAGCGTCTCTGAGAACGGCTCGTCCAAGCTGCCTACCAAATCGTCAATGCCAGCGCCGACAATAGGGGCTTGCATGGAGGATGGTGCGTTATACTTAATAAGGTCGGCTTCCTCAAGGGCTTCACGCTCGACATCAAGCAACTCACGTCGAGAAAGTCTTTGCTCTGCAACATAATGCTCATCAATATAACTTTCGACTTCACCGAGCAACTTCTCGCTGACGGCAAACGCCGCCTTGTCGAATACCGCCAAATAAACATCCAATTCGTGTTCTCCGAGAAAGTCATGGATTGCTCTCGTTGCAACCCGCAGGGCTTCGTCTTTTGGGTAACCATAGATACCGCTTGATATCAGCGGAAACGCTATGCTCTTGCACTTGTTCTCAACCGCTCGTTTCAGGACGTTCAGGTAGCAGGAGCGCAGCTGTTCTTCTTCGCCGCTCTTGCCGCCACGGTAAACCGGTCCCGCCGTGTGGACGACAAACTTGGCGGGAAGCCTGAACCCCGGCGTTATGACCGCGTCGCCTGTCTGAATCGGCGCGAGTTTGTCGCAGGTGGCTTGCAGGTCGGACGCGCCCGCCGCCTTGAATATCGCTCCACAAACGCCACCGCCCATTGAAAGGGCGGTGTTTGCGGCGTTGACGATTGCGTCAACTTTCATTTTCGTGATGTCCTGTCGGACGATAGTAAAAGGCATAAGGTCACCCCCTTACTCTTGCCTGATAAACTTCTTATCTTCCCATTTAAAGAGGACTTTGCCCGTTCTGACATCCTCGATGGTCAGCCAATCGTTTATTGGTATGTTCTTCTCCGAAACATACCAACTTTTATATGTGTGTTGCGCTCCGGCGGCTTCGATCAGCGTCCACTTGGTCTCGGGCTCTATACCTTTTTCCTCGCTCCATTTGTCCCAAAGTCGGAAGTGATCCTTCCAACGGACGGAGATGCGGTAAAACGTCTTATTAAGTTCATCCGGCATGTTATCCTGAAAGAGCAAACCATGGTTGTCCGGCGTTTGCATATCCGTCATCCAAACTACGCGAGGGCTAACCGACCGCGAGAAGGCGAGATTGCTCTCCGTAGTCGTTATCCACTTGCCCGACAGAATTCTGTTTAAATGATACAGGCTCGTAAAGTGGTACAGCAGCTTCGGGTGAGGAGAGGAAAACATTTCGGCGGCATATTCAACAAAATCGTGTTTCATAGCCACTACTTACCACCTTTCACGTTCCAGTAAAACGAAGCTTTGCTAATTCCCGTGCCGCCTTGCGGGCTTTCGAAAATAAACGTTCTTGGTTGTGGCAGTCATGCGATGGCATCGTTCCTTTCAAGCCATGACAGCAAAAGCGGCCTGTCGTTGTTTGCCGGCACTTCAAACCACTGCGAACAAAGGCGGTACTGTACGCCCCTAATCGTAAACGGTTTCGCATAATACCTCGCCGAGTCACATTCCTCACTTGCCAGCACAAGAAGTGGAAAGTCTATGCCAAACTGGCTCTTTGAGTAGTCCTTCGTCCGCATCAGATTGATTTCCTCATCATCGGCCTTGCCGTTCTCCAGCGCTTCCCGTAAAAAGGTTTGCGCGATTTTGCCTATCTTCAGTTCGGAAAGAGTATCGGTCGAAGCTGAGTGCTGCGTCTCCGGTACTTTTGTTCTTTGCCGTGATGTCCGCCGAGCATCACCGAACATGTTGATAAGTTGGTATCCACGCATAAATAATTCTGATGTATCCGAAACGCCGTCACTGGCAATCAATATCGGATTAAGCACCAGTTCGTCAAAATCATCATTCGCGATAACCCGCGCAGTGAAATTATAATTGTTTTTAAGAAATAAGGCATTTAGGTCGGCGGTGCAGGGCTCTAAATCGTTGATTATGGCGTTATGTATTTTAGGTGAGGCAAAAATGATCTCACCTTGAGCGGCACCGAAATAACCGATCAAGCACAGAGCGGTCCGTACAAATTTCTTTATGACCCGCATGACCGTTTCCTGTCGGTCGCCGTAGTTAAGCCCACTTTCATGGAAGGCAACGTCTATGGCATATAGTTCCATGCCGTTATCTGACAGCGATATGCCGAGAGCATCCACCTCTGCCTGCATTAGCAGCTGTGAAAGTGAATTGTTCTTATAAACGCCATAGCCATACTTATTTTGGAAGTGTTCATCTGTAACGTCCATAAACCGGTTTAGATCTTCCTCATTTTGAAGTTGCCAAGATGGGGACGGTTTCCAGTTTGTCTGAACTATCTGGCACTCCTTAACATGGCGGAGCCATGAGTAAAACAGGGATTCACCCATTTCAATTTTCATTTCGTCGCCCCCTCGCTTTAGGTTTAATCAGATCGTAGCTTCGGCTGACCATCCGTTTCAATTCTTCCATTGGCACGTCGCCGCCAAACGAGACCGTATTCCAGTGTATCTTGTTCATATGATAAGCAGGTGTCACGTCCTCGAATACCTGCCGCAGGAAGTCCGCTTCGTGCGGTTCGCATTTTAGATTGACGTATAGCTTTCCGTTTCAGTCGTATATCAAGCAAAACAATCATTTAGTAATAGTGGGCCAGGGGATTTCTCCACTTTCCACATCTTTCAAGGTTTTCCCATCGGCAGTTTTCCATACGATATTTCCGCTTTGATTAGAGCCGCTGACAAAGCCAGCCGCCGCCGAGGGACTTGAAACAAGAACATCGGATGTCAGCACACCATTAGAATCTATCTTGTCGCCATATTTTTCACGGAAGCGGCGTGCGACTTCCGGGCAGCTCTGTTTCATTTCCGTCGCCACGACGCTCCCGGCGTGTATGACAAAGCCCTCGCTCGTACGGCGACCTGTCGCTTTGCCCTTGTTGCGGTCGAAGTGGAATATCGGCTCGCCGGAAGTGTCCTGCGTAATTGTGCTATCCTCCGGGGCGCTTTTCGGCGTGGCTACAATCGGCTCGAACACTTTATGCCCGAGCGTCCCCATGACAATCTTGGCGTAGTCGAGGAACTCCTCCAGCTCGCTTTCCTTTTCTTCCGTTATATGCCCAGAAGTCGGGTCGTTGCCGTTCTTGACGACGTACCGCTTGGCTTCGAGCGCTAAGTTGCAGAAACGGTTCTCAAGATAGCTTATCTCCGTGGGACCGAAGGAGTTATTTGAGGTGGTGAAGACAACTGCTTCTGTCCAGTAGTCTTTATCCGGGTTGCGCTTATGCTCCTGCAAGCGGAAAAGTATACCCTCGCCGTTTTTCCGCACACCTGCCTGACCGATGTATACCACGTTTTCGCCAGTCTGGTCAGACGTGCCGAACAGAAAATAAACACCACTTTGTTTGAGGTCATCGCGTTCCCTGCACTTTTCAAGATCGGTGCGCGGGATTCTGTACGCGACGCCCGTCCAGTTTGCAAGCGTACATTTGACGCGGCCGTTCGCGGTGCCATCCATCAAAAAGAGATTTATATTTTTCCCTCTCATAACCATATCCGCTCCTTTCGCGTCAAGCCGTTGCAGTCGCCGCCGTACCTTCGCCGGTCGGCAACACACCACCTGTCGTTTCAAACGCACTTTCTATGCTACGCGCAAGAGCTGCGATCTGGTTCTTCGGCTTTCCTACATAGTGGTACATCAGATAGCGGGTGTCGATAAGGATTCCTTGAACGCGCTCGTACTTATTTCCGGATATCTTCCAGTCGCCGGTTGCTTCGCCGATGTTGACGAAAGTGTCACTTGTCCCGAATCGGTTCTCAAGAGCGTTGTACGGCATGACGAACGCGTTATAGACAGGCACCTCGCCGCCATACCGCTCGCGGAACCGATCCTGCGTGGCAATATACTCACCGTAGGTTATCTGCTTGTTGATGGAGCTCGACTCCGGCAGGTCGGCGGGATTGCCGGAGATGCCGAACTTGTAAAACTTTGCGTCAATGACGTAAATCTTGCCGTCGTGCAGCATAATGGTGTCCGGCTCGAGCGCGGCGTTCGTTCTGCCCCTGCCTGCGCGAAGCGCCCACCGTGTTTTGGGGAAGTAGTCCACCTTGTTCTTCTCGCCGAATACCCGGTCGATGAGCTTTTCCCAGACGTACTCGAAACGGTCTGTACCGAAGTAGAACTGCTTCTCCTTCGTTTTCTCATCCATATATTCAAGCATGGCAATCATCGACTGAAATAGCCGCTTGTCCTTGTCGTTGAATGTGTTTGCGAGCTTTTCCCGAAGGAGCACGAGGAACATCTTATCATTCCGCTGAATGGTAGGTTTCTCAGGCAAGTACGGTGTGAAAAGCCAACCCAGCTTGACGAAGCTCTCGTACACGCAGAATTTGTGAATCTGCGTTATCATATTCCTGTCGTTTGGCGAGGAGACGCGGACGATGTAGTCGACATACGCTGGCATACCATTCGCCTGGATCAGCGGGCGTTTTTGCCGCAATGTCCTCGGCCAGTCATACTTCCCGCGGTCGCCGTCTTTGTATACGGCGACTTTTTCTGTGTAATAGCCGTTTTGCTCCATGAAGTAATTGATGACTTCCATGTAGGCGTTTATGGGGAAGTCCACGGACTGCGGGGCTTCAAACTTCTGCATTTGCAGCACCCTGTCCGTGCGGTCGGTAAACTCAGCAAGCACAGAAATGAGGTGCAGAATATCCTGCCGTAAGTCCTGTTCTGTCTCGGGCAATTTGTAGCCAATGGGAAAGTAGACCATCGCGTTATCGGCGTCAGCCTTGATGCCCACGAAACGGTCTCCGTCCTCATTCTTATTCACGTGACAACGCGCGGCCAGTTCCGCGAGTATATCCATATCAGCTCACCGCCCTTTACTGGATTATTCTTCGTCCGCCGTAAGCAGCGCGGAAACAACGTCTTCCTTGAAGACCGAGAAACGGGCATTGCCCTGCGAGTCGCGGAACTTGCGGACGATTTCTTCAAGACTAATATACTGCCCGGTCTCGAAAACATCCTCACGGGAGAACTTGAACGCATCGTCCCAGAGGTATTTGAGTACCTTCTCGGGGAAGCGGCGGTTTTGCCTTGAGGCCATACGCTTTTCTTCGGGTGTTGCCGCCCCGTCAGTCTCTTTGGCATCGTAGCGGAGGTCTATCTCGCGAACAAAGAACGCGCCGAGCCGCTTGTCCTCCGAAGACGTAACGCGTACATTCTTTTTGAGTATGATGGAGTTCATGGCTGTATTAAACCTTCGCCAAGTGACGTCAGTGTCCAGAATCTTCGTTTCGGCGTATGCCACTCTACCGAGGTCGTTCTCGATCATCCGCATACTCCACCTGCGCTGGAACGCCGTATCGAGCGTGAAGACGTTCTGGTCGGAGGTGTTCATCGTGCCGATGATGGACATATTCGACGGTATGCGGACTTTGCGCGTTTCGTCGCCGTAGACGATTCGCGCAATGTTGGCATTGCTTATGCCGTACTCGCTCTCGCCGCTGTCGCCACGGTCGAGCAGTTGAAACACCTCACCGAAAATCGCCGGAGCGTTGCCTCGGTTTATTTCCTCGACGATGAGGTAGAATTCCTCGCCGGGGTTCTTATAAGCTTTGTCAAGCAGACGGGTGAACGGGCCGGGCGTGAACTCATAACTGACGTTGCCCTCTGTGACGTTCGGCAGAATCTGCCCTACGAAATCTGAATTGGTGTAATCGGGGTGGAACACGAGTCGCTCCATGCGGTTCTCGTCGTTGCAGTATTCTTCACCTACTGTGTAGCTCTTACCCGCGCCGGGAACGCCATAGAGAATGACGTTCTTGCCGCCCACGATGCGTGGCACTTCGCCTGTTCCCGCTTCGGGCGCGGGTGTTTCACCGTCGACCTCAATCTGCGGTTCGGTGGCTATGATGTGTTTGGCATTTGTCAGGCTGAGATAAGTGTCAACACGTTTTTGGTATGCCGCAAGCTGATCGTCCTTGCCTTCAGCGATAGAAACGCCTTGAGTGTTGCTGTATGACAGCAGCGGATTCATCCTGTCCGACAGAGCGGATTTCAGAATTCGAAGCGGGCCCTTCGCCTCGTGTGTGTCGTTAATGTCTACAGCTTCGCCCCCGGTGAGAAGTTTTGCGTAGACGCTGTTCATATTGAAAACAATGTCGCGCTCTCCATCGGCAAGCTTGTACACCGCTTCCTCCGAAAGAATAACCAGTAGCTGAAGCAGCACGGTGTCAAACCGAGCCCCGGCGCCTACGGTGTTAAAGCCTATCCACGAGAGCAAGACCCTCGAATACTGCTCGTCGTCGGAGGAGAGAAGCGTGTCGAGTATGTCCATATTCTTTGTAAATAGCAGCCGCTTGTCATAACGCTTGCCGCCGGTGCGCTCAAAGCTGTTTGCCATGTTGCCGACAAACTTCACCTTTGCTACTCGCCAGACAAGCTCGAACGCCACAATGAGCGATTCGAGTTGGGACTTTAAGAGCTGATTGTTATTGACGCGCTCGAGGAACTGCTCGTCGGTAATTCCGGCAGCGGAGTATACCGAGTGGTATTTTACGGTGAGCAGCGCAGCGATGTCGTCGGCCACCTCCAGCGTGTCACCTACCTGCTTAGAGTATGTGAGTTCAGCGGGAGAGTTCGATGCCCGCCAAATCATCATAAGCAGACCAAGCGTTGCCTTAGTGTCGGGCAGCGCCGATTTTATCCCCAGCTTCAAGTCCACGTCGGGGTATCTTGCCATGTTATCAGGTCTGAGCATCTGTGTCTCCTCCTTTAATATCATCCATTATGACGGTCGCTATCGCCTTGGCAAGCAGGGGTGGCACGGCGTTTCCCACCTGCTTCATCTGCGAGCCTTTCGTTCCGATGAATTTGAATTTGTCCGGGAACGACTGTATCCTCGCCGCTTCACGAACCGTAATCGCACGGTGCAAATACGGATGTGTGAACTTCCCTGACGATGGTGTGTCAAACCTCGTTGTGATCGTAACGGATATCTCGTTCTTGACCATCCGCGTCCATGTGCCGCTATAAATCGACTTAGTCAAATGTTCCTCCGGCAGCACTTCTTTGCCGCTGTTCGGTGGAATCATATTCAACCGCTCGATGGCGAGCGCGGAATGCGTAGTAGATACATGGTTATACAGCTTTTCACTTCCGGCGCGCAAGCGTTTTTGGTACTCGCTCTGCGGCTCGCCGCGATAATCCTCGCACACAGTGCCCTCGCCGGAATTATGATAAGCCAGGTCGCTTATCGCGTCCCAGATGGTTACCGTATGGCCCAATGGTTCAGGCAGCCGGAGCGGCCAGTCGCCAAGCTTGCCGATGATGACGGCACGCCTGCGGTTCTGCGGCACACCGTAGTCGGCGGCGTTCAGTGTGTCGCTCGCGAGCGCGTATCCCTTCGCGGCAAACAGCTCGTAAACTTCTTTCTTGAAAAAGCCGTTCTCGGCGGTCAGGAGGTTCGGGACATTCTCCATCACAAAATAGCGCGGACGCAGATAGTCGACGACCGCGATGAAATATTTGAACAGGAAATTGCGCTCGTCGTTGATGGTCTTCCGCTGCCCCTTCTGCGAGAAGCCTTGGCACGGCGGCCCGCCGATAACGACATCGACCTTGCCGCGATACCCAAAGAATGTATCTTCTATCGGCAAATCCTTGATATCAGCAACAATCATCTTCGTGTTCGGATGATTCAGCTTGTATGCTTCGGCTATGGACTCGTCATATTCGTTCGCCAGCACAACATCGAAGCCCGCCATCTCAAACCCCAAGGAGAGTCCACCCACCCCCGCGAACAAGTCTATCACAGTCGGCATTATTTCTTCACCTCTTGGATACGACGTGTCGCCATTTGGAAGTAGCTCTCATTTAGTTCAACGCCAGTGAAATTTCGGTTATTTTTTTTCGCGGCGACGCCCGCGCTGCCGCTACCCATAAACGGATCGAGAACCATATCGCCCTCGTCCGACAGGGTTTGAACGAAAAACTCCATCAGCGCGACGGGCTTCTGCGTAGGATGCTTCCCGCACTTGCGCTCACCGTTTGCCGCAACACCGGTTTCAATATAGTCGTGCAGCACCTTGCCATCGTTATTGAAGGTGCCTGTCCGCTTACCGTATGTAAAATAGACCCACGCTTCTGTGGAGTTCACAAAATGCAGGTTCATATTTCGTGGCATCGGGTTCGTCTTGTGCCAGATGCCTGTGGTCTTGTAGTACAGCTTGTGGCGCTCGGCTATACGGATGAGCGTCTCCACCTTAATAATAGACATAAACACAACCATCGCGCCGCCTTTTTTCAGCAGCCGTGCGGCTTCCTCGAAGAAACCGTCCATCGACTTCTCCCAGTCCTCGAAGCTCAAATCGTCCCAGCCCGCCGCGCCGAAAAAATTTTCGCGCATCTTTTTAAGGTTGGTGTCCCTGCCCTTCATAAAGTTGCCGAGATTATACGGCGGGTCGGTCAGTATCAGGTCTACCGTATCGTTTGCAAGCCGCTTCATGGCGACAATGCAGTCCTCATTATATAAAACGGAATCAGCCATAGTTCATTCCTCGTTTCTCCGGATTTGCGCTGCGTATGAGTTATGACCGATTGTCCAAATCCACCTCGACAATATCGCTCAACTGGCATCTCAGCACCTTACAGATGCGAACCAGTACGTTAAGTGACACATACTCGTTCTTCCGCATCTTTGAGAATGTGCTGGGTGCGATCTTCGCGGCGGTGTACAGCTCGGACGGTTCCATGTCGTCGTCAATCAACCGCTTCCACAGCCGTTTATAATTTACTCCCATCGCTTGCCACCTTCCTGCGGGCCGTTTGTAACAGGGGCATATAAACCCTACGGTGTATTATAACATTCGACTTTCGAGAAGTCAATCTAAATTTTGATTTATCGAAAACTGTATACTTATTCGTTTGCCTGTTTACGCAACCGGTGCGCCCGTTGTGCCGCGGCGTTCCGGCAGGAGTCCTCGCAGTATTTTCGATGAGCCGATGTGGTTTTAACAAGGAACGACCTGTCGCAGTTCGGGTTTTGGCACTTGCGGTAAAGCTCGACGCCGGGGCGCATAAAGAAAATAGAAACGTAAATGCCCGTGAGCATATCCTGTATCTCCCACGCGGGGGACATCGTTTCAACGTCGTATCGCGGGCGCATACCTTCGAGGTTATATCCGACCTCGTCGCGTACCACGGCTTTCGCCATCGTGAGCAGCGATTCCTTCATCCTGTCGCTGAAGCTCGCAGCGTAGCGTATACTGACGTTCTCGTCAGTGTCAAAAAACTCAATATCGCCAGCTGGCGTGAATCCCTTTATGATGGCGATTGAGTGCTGGAAATGGAAGAGGAAGTCTACCGAGCGGCGTAGCTCCGGCGACAGGCGTGGGGCGTTAAGGTACATCCGCGCGATGTCTTTATACAACTGAGATTGGGCAGCGCCGGGGGTGACCGCGTCGAAGCCACCGACGATATTGCCGTACTCCTCGATGTTAAGCTCAAACACCGGGCTAAAAATCGTATCGGGGACGCTGTAGCTTACCGCGTCATATGGCAACGTGGACTGATTCGGCTGCGGAAAAGCGGAAGCCCTGGCGAGTTCGGTAAACAGTGCGTGTTCGCAGGTTGGGCATGGACTGCCGCCGAAGCACTCAAACGCCAGGACTACCGGCTGGGTGAGCTGCAGGAACAGCATCAGACCGAGTATCCGCTTATAATCCTTCCGCGCTTCGCCGAGCGCGCTGATTAGCCGGACGACCGCCTTGACGCGGTTTATCAAGCCGTGCAGCGGCTCGACCTCGATAGCTTCATATCCATCGGTGCTTACTGGAAAGAAGAATCCGTAATTCTTAAAGAACGCGAATAGCTTCTTTGTGTTACCATCCGGTATTGCCAGCAGCTCCGTCAGGATACGGTCGCTGTTTATAGCGCCGGTTTGAGCCAGACGTACCATGCCCCGGCTCGGCGCGAAAGCGAACCTGACCGGGCTGTTTGCGAGACCCTGAATCTTGACCGTCTCCTTAACGACGCCCGGTCTCACGTTCTCAATATCCGTCACGCAGTCGCAGCCGAAACTCTCGAACGTGAACAGATTGCCGGTGAGTGAAAAAAACCTCTCGTTTGGGATGTCCATAGCTGCGCCCTCCAAAGCGGGAAAGTAATGTATTTCGTAAGTGATACTGAGATAACAAAGCTTGCAATAACTCGTATCATAATCATATACGCCATTATATTCCATATGGGTAATTTGTGCAATAAGTAATTATGAATTTTCATTGAAATGTAATTGTATTTCTGATAGATTCGCTTATTTATCGAATTGTTTTAAACTGGTATCAGTTGGAGGACAAGCCCCTCCACTGGTACCAGTTTTAGTTTTATCGAAGGGAGGACACCCGCTTAATGAACGAAGTCATCAACCTTGACCAAAAGCGCGTGTGTGACATCAGCGACGACAAAAAGATTATCGAGATTCGAAAAAAGGGCTGTGTCACGAGAATAACGGCGAAGCCGGATGGGACTCTCAAAATTACTCACGAATGCATGTAACCGCGATGGAATAGTATCTCAACTTTTCAAATGAATACGCGAAATCCGCCAGAACGCACGACGGCAGAGCGGAATCCCCAGTAAGGGGGTTCACCTGTCGTCTTGTTTCGTTTTTAAGCGGATTCAACGGCTCCGGCGGATTTCAGAAATTTCTGAAAATCAAAGGAGTCGAATATGGAAAATCAACGTTTTATCGAAATCGACGGTCAACAAATTCCTGTAACCGAGGAAATCTACCGCGCCTACAAACGCCCGGCATGGGCTGAACACAAGCAAAAAGAACGAGCTAAGCGGTGCCGCGATGAAAATGGATACCGTTGCACTAAAGATTGTAAATCATGCCCCAAACTTCGCGATGGAGGAGACCTTTCATTGGACAAGTTCTCGGACGACGGTTTTGATGTCGCCGACCAGGTCGATGTGGCCGAGCTCGTGGCGGACAAGCTGGTCCTCGAACTGCTTGCGGCCGCCCTTTACGACTTGGAGCCGGACGAGAGGTCGCTCATCAATGCGCTGTTTTACAGGGAACGTACCGAGCGTGACTACGCCGCCGAAATCGGTGTCTCCCATCAGGCGATCGGAAAGCGTAAGCAAAAGGTCATAGAAAAACTGCGCGGCATTATGGGCGTGGAATAAAAACACCTGACCTTGGTTGCCAACCCTCCTCTCGCTGTCCTGTGGATGGTGAGGGGAGAACGATCTCCCCTGGAAACGGAGGCAGACCTTATGCAAACAAAGGCAAACAACACGGACACAGACTTGCGAGACGGCGATCTTGACGAGGAACTCGCCGGTATCCTCACCGCAATAAGCATCGTGTCCAAACGGCTCGCCAAGAAACTGCTCGCGCTTCAAAGGCGGGACGGAACAACCGAGGAAGGGGGAAGCACAGATGAGCAAGATGAGTGAACTCGACCTTTGCATCGGCGAGTTGCGGAATGCCGCAAAGTCGCTGACGGTTTTGGCGGACAATCTGGCGGCATTGTTCGGTGGGAGCGGCGATGCGGAATTCGAAACCCCAGCGAAAGCGTCTACGGCGTCAGCACAATCCCAGCCATCCCCAAAGGCCGTCACGCTGGAGCAGGTGCGAGCTATCCTCGCCGAAAAGTCCCGCAGCGGACATACCGCCGAGGTTCGGGAATTGCTCCTGAAGCATGGCGCGGCGAAGCTGTCGGATATTGACCCGGCGGAGTTTGATGCCCTGCTTGGGGATGCAGTCACCATCGGACTCGGGGAGGACGAAGATGGGTAAACACGCGCTCCTCTCGGCTTCCTCAAGTCACCGATGGCTCAACTGTCCGCCGTCCGCTCGGCTCTGTGAGCAATACGAGGACAATGGCAGCGACTACGCCGCCGAGGGTACGGATGCCCACTCCCTTGGTGAGTACAAGCTTAAAACAGCACTCGGCATTAAAGCAAAAGACCCGACCGCCAACCTGACCTACTACTCCGAGGAGATGGAGGAATGTGCCGCCGGTTACGCCGCTTACATCCTCGAACTGCTGGAGACAGCAAAGCAGACCTGCACCGATCCTGTTGTACTTATTGAGCAGCGGCTCGACTTCTCTAAGTATGTGGAGGGCGGTTTCGGTACCGGCGACTGCGTGATAATCGCGGACGGGACGCTCCACATCGTGGACTATAAACACGGTCAGGGCGTTCTGGTGGAAGCAACTGATAATCCGCAAATGAAGCTGTATGCCTTGGGTACTTTGGAGTTGTTCGACGGCATCTACGACATCGACAAGGTGTCGATGACCATCTATCAGCCCCGCCGAGACAATGTCAGCACCCACACGGTTTTCAAGGAATCGATCTACCAATGGGCGGAAGAAGTCTTAAAACCGACCGCCGAAATTGCCTACGCAGGCGGCGGCGAGTACAACTGCGGCGAATGGTGCCAGTTCTGCAAGGCTAAGCAAGAATGCCGAAAACGAGCCGAGCGGAATATGGAACTCGCCAAGCTCGAATTCAAATGCCCGCCGTTGCTGGAGGACGACGAAATCGAATCCATTCTCGGTAAAATAGACGACCTCATCTCATGGGCTTCCGACATCAAGGACTACGCCCTGCAGGCCGCCCTCGGTGGAAAACGGTGGTTCGGTTGGAAGGTCGTCGAGGGTAAGAGCAACCGCAAATATGTCAACGAAAATGCCGTCGCCCAGACAGTTCAATCCGCAGGTTACGACCCTTACGAACACAAGGTGATGGGCATCACCGCAATGGAAAAAGCTCTCGGAAAAACCCGGTTCGCCGATTTGCTCGGCGGTCTGGTCGAGAAGCCGCAAGGCAAACCGACGCTCGTGCCGGAGGGCGACAAACGTCCGGCAATCAATACTGCCAAAAACGATTTTATGGAGGTAAATACCAATGGCTAATCAAACAATGAACCGCAAAAACCCGAATCCCACCCCGAACCCGACCAAGGTCATCACAGGCGAAGCCAGACTCTCCTACGCAAACCTGTGGGAGCCGAAATCCATAAACGGCGGCACGCCGAAATACTCAGTCAGCATCATCATTCCAAAGAGCGACGCACACACTGTCGCCAAGATTAAGGCGGCGATTGAAGCGGCATACCACGAGGGCGAGACCAAGCTGAAAGGTAATGGCAAGACTGTTCCACCCCTCGCTTCCCTCAAAACTCCGCTCCGCGACGGCGACATCGACCGACCCGACGACGAAGCCTACGCCGACAGCTATTTCATTAACGCCAACAGCGGCACGGCGCCCGGTATCGTCGACCATGACTGTGAGACCATTTTCGAACGCTCCCAGATTTACAGCGGCGTATACGCAAGAGCCAGTGTAAACTTTTACGCTTTCAACTCGAACGGCAACAAGGGCATCGCCTGCGGGCTGAACAACATCCAGAAACTGCGCGACGGCGATCCGCTCGGCGGCAAGCCCAGGGCCGAAGACGATTTCGCGACCGAAGACGATGAAGACTTCCTCGGCTAACCACACTACACAGGACTCCAGAAGGCGGCGGGAAACTTGCCGCCTTCTTGCCTTATGGAGGGCTTATGAAAACACTGTCAATCGATATCGAAACCTTTTCCAGCACCGACCTGAACAAGTGCGGTGTGTATAAATATGCTGAGTCACCGGATTTTGAGATTCTGCTGTTTGGCTATTCCGTGGACGGATGCGAGGTACAGGTCGTGGACTCCACGGAAGGCGAAACGCTTCCGTTCGAAGTCCTCGACGCTCTAACCAACGATGATGTGCTGAAATGGGCGTTCAATGCTAATTTTGAGCGGGTATGCCTGTCGCGTTACTTATCTGATATGGGCATATCCCTTGACCCATTCGCTGATAGCCACTGCTCATCTCAATACCTTGGTAAGTCGAAATACCTAAACCCCAAATCGTGGCGTTGCTCTATGGTGTGGTCGGCGTATATGGGCTTGCCGCTTTCGCTTGAAGGTGCGGGAGCTGTCTTGGGCTTGGAGAAACAGAAGCTGACCGAAGGCAAGGAACTAATCCGCTATTTCTGCAAGCCGTGCGCCGCAACCGCCGTCAACGGACAGCGAACACGCAACTTTCATGACCACGCCCCCGATAAGTGGGCGGCCTTTAAGGCATACAACCATCGCGACGTGGAAGCGGAGATGTCAATACAGCAGCGGCTCGTAAACTTTCCCGTGCCGGAGAGCGTCTGGGACGAATACGCCCTTGACCAAGAAATCAACGACCGTGGCGTGGCTCTGGATATGGTTCTGGTACGAAACGCTATCGCTGCCGACGCCCGTTCAAAGGCCGGACTCACCCGTATGATGAAAGAAATCACGGAACTGAGCAACCCGAATTCCGTGCAGCAGATGAAGCAATGGCTCTCGGAAAACGGCATGGAAACCGATACCCTTGGTAAAAAGGCGGTCACTGAAATGTTAAAAAACGCGCCGGAGCCCCTCGGTCGGGCTTTGTCGCTACGCCAGCAGTTGGCAAAATCCTCGGTCAAAAAATATCAGACGATGGAGAACGCCGTCTGCACTGATGGGCGGGCAAGAGGCATGTTCCAGTTTTATGGCGCCAACCGAACCGGCAGATGGGCCGGGCGGCTGATTCAGATGCAAAACCTCCCGCAGAATCACTTACCCGACCTCGAACAGGCGCGGGCATTGGTGCGAAACGGCGACTTTGCCGCTTTGGAAATGCTCTACGATTCCGTGCCGGAAGTTTTGTCTGAGCTCATTCGCACGGCGTTCGTGCCGAAACCGGATCACAAATTTATCGTAGCGGACTTCTCGGCGATTGAAGCCCGCGTCATTGCGTGGTTTGCCGGGGAGCGTTGGCGCAACGAGGTCTTTGCCACCCACGGCAAGATTTACGAAGCGTCCGCAAGCCAGATGTTTCATGTCCCGATCGAGGAAGTCACTAAAGGCTCGCCTTTACGCCAAAAAGGCAAAATCGCGGAACTCGCCCTCGGTTATGGCGGCTCGGTCGGCGCGCTCAAAGCGATGGGCGCGTTGGAGATGGGCTTGCAAGAGGACGAGTTACAACCACTCGTCACAGCGTGGCGGGCATCAAACCCAAACATAGTCCGGCTCTGGTGGGATGTGGACAAAGCGGCTATGACGGCGGTCAGGGACAGGACCGTCACCGAAACCCATGGCGTCCGTTTCGGCGTTCAGAGCGGAATGCTTTTTATCACCCTGCCTTCGGGGCGGCGGCTCTCCTATGTGAAGCCACGTATCGGCACAAACCAATTCGGTTCGTCTTGCGTGACCTACGAGGGTGTTGGCGGTACGAAAAAGTGGGAGCGGCTTGAAAGCTACGGGCCCAAATTCGTGGAGAACATCGTGCAGGCAACAAGCCGCGACATTCTTTGTTTTGCGATGCAGGCGCAGCGGTGCTGCAATATTGTGATGCACGTCCACGACGAAATGGTCGTCGAAGCCGACCGCCGTATGTCAGCCAAGGTTTTATGCGAACAGATGAGTTGCACCCCGCCCTGGGCAGAGGGGCTTCTGCTCCGTGCCGATGGGTACGATTGCCCATTTTATAAAAAAGATTAATTGCCCGGTTGCCAAACTGCCCCTCGCTGTCCTGTGGATGGTGAGGGGTTCACAGCCTCTCGGAAAAATCTATTTTCAGGAGGTTTGGTATGAACGAATTACAAGTGTTCTCCTACGAGGGGAACGAAATTAGGACGGTGCACCAGGGCGACGAAACACTCTGGGTGCTGAAAGATGTGTGCGATGTGCTTGGGCTGTCGGACACGAACAAGGTGGCGGAGCGTTTGGACGGCGATGAGCTGACCCGAATCAAATTCGTGTCAGGTGGTCAGACTCGTGAAATGTATGCCGTCAGCGAAAGCGGTCTCTACAACGTCATCCTCCGCTCCGAAAAGCCCGAAGCTAAAAGGTTCAAACGCTGGGTCACCCACGAAGTGCTTCCGACCATCCGCAAGCACGGTGTGTATGTCACTCCCGCCAAGCTGGAAGAGATCATGAACGACCCCGACGCTTGGATTAAGGTGCTGACGACTCTTAAAGCGGAACGTACCGCCAAGGAAAAGCTTCAGCTGGAAGCTGCCAAGAACGAGCCGAAGGTCGTATTTGCCGACGCCGTGTCGGTGTCCGACGGAACTATCCTCATCGGCGAACTGGCAAAAATCCTAAAAGGCAACGGCATCGAAATCGGGCAGAACCGCCTGTTCGAGAAACTGCGTCAGGATGGCTACCTCATCAAACGTCAAGGCACGGACTACAACGCCCCGACGCAGAGGGCGATGGAATTGGGACTTTTCAAGGTTAAGGAAACTGCCATTACGCACTCCGACGGTCACGTCACCATCAGTAAAACCACAAAGGTCACGGGCAGAGGTCAGCAATATTTCATCAATCTTTTCCTTGGAAAAGGGGTAACCGAAAATGACAACTGAAAAAAAGCAAGCCATAAAAACGGCTCTGAGGAAAGTCGGCAAGGCAGTCTGGTCGGCGCTCCCGTGGGTGTTCATGTGGATTGGGTTGACCTGCTTGTTCTCGCTCCTGCTTATTAGTGCGGATAAAAGCACGGAACGAACCAAACAGCTTGCGGCACTTGAAGCTGAGAACGCGAGGTATGAATCGGAAAACGTACGACTTGATGAGGAGGTCAACTGGCTTCGCTCCCTTGTCGAAAGGATGGAATTTGAGGAGGTTGGCGATGGACAGGCGCAACCATGAGGGATATCCCGACCCAACCGCATATGAGACGCTCACCAATGTGGAACGGGATGAAAAGGAAGGAAATCCATTTCTGCCACTTGTCTATGTTGCTTCGCCATTCGCTGGTGATACTGAACGGAACACCGAACGGGCGCGGGGCTATTGTAGATTTGCGGTCAGCAAGGGGCACATTCCCCTTGCTCCGCATCTGCACTACCCGCAGTTTATGGACGACGGCGACAAGGCGCAGCGGGATCTTGGACTGCGCTTCGCCCTTATCCTGCTTGGCAAATGCGATGAATTATGGGTTTTCGGTGAGACTGTCAGCGACGGAATGAGGCGCGAGATTTCAAAAGCAAAAAAACGCGGTATGCCAATCAGATATTTTAACGGCAGATGCGAGGAGGTTACGCAATGCGAGATCTGAAAATATCCTACGGCGACAGCCGCCTGTCGAAGCGGTGGGTCAACAAAAAAACTACATTTGAGGAATTGTGCGAGCGGTTCAAGCTGACCCGACGTACCACAGAGACGGTCACTGAATATCAAAAATTCACCAAAGACCGCCGCGATGCCGCAAAGGACGTTGGCGGCTACGTCCTCGGCCACCTCAAGAGCGGCAGGCGCAAGAAGGATACGGTAGAAAGCCGTTCGGGGATAACGCTTGATGCCGATCACGCTGGTAACGGCTTCATCGACACCGTAGAGATGCTGTTTCCTCATAAGTGCGCGGTCTACTCCACCCACAGTCATACTCCGGAATCCCCGCGGCTCCGCGTGGTCATCCCGCTCTCCCGTGACGTTACACCGGACGAATATGCAGCGCTCTCCCGCCTGGTCGCCGACGAAATCGGTATGGACTTTTTTGACGATTCTACCTACGAGCCGGAACGCCTGATGTACTGGCCGTCCACCCCGTCCGGCGGAGAATATGTATTTAAGGTTATTGACGGCGACGAGCTCGACCCCGACGAATACCTTGCAAAGTTGTCCGACTGGCGAGACTGCTCGCTCTGGCCGACATCGAGTCGCCAGTCCGAGGTGATACAGCACAGCATCCGGCAGCAGCAAGACCCTCTTGCCAAAGATGGCGTGGTTGGGACGTTCTGCCGGGCTTATGGCATAGAGGACGCAATCGCAACATTCTTACCCGACATCTACGAGCCTGCGGCGATGCCCGGACGCTACGACTATATCCCGGCCGACAGTTCATCGGGTGTGGTTCTCTACGAAGGCAAATGGGCGTACTCCCACCACGCAACCGACCCCGCCTGTGGCAAGCTGCTCAATGCCTTTGACCTCGTCCGCATCCATAAATTCAACGACCTTGACGACAAGGTAAGCTTCAAGGCAATGAGCGGGTTTGCCCTGAAAGACGAAAGGGTCAACACCCTGATTGCCGAGGAGCGCATCACCGCCGTCGAGACGGAATTTGCCGAAGGCGACGACTGGATGTCACGGCTCCAAAGGGAAAAAAGCGGTATTCTTTGCAACACGCTCGGAAACCTTCTCCTTATCCTAAACAACGATGACGCCATCGGCGGCATCCGCTACAACAAACTCGCCAATCAAATATACGGCGAGAACCTACCGTGGGAGCGACCTCACCCGTCTTGGCGCGACGCCGATACCGCCCAGTTGGTGGCGTATGTTGACAAACGTTACGGCACATTTTCGGCTCGCAACTATGAACTGGCGCTCACCAAAGTCGCAGACGACCGCGCCTACCATCCGATACGTGAGTATCTGAACAGCCTGCCAACCTGGGACAGGATTCACCGAATGGACACCCTGCTCATTGATTACCTTGGCGCGGAGGATACGCCCTACACCAGAGCTGTTACCAGAAAGACGCTCGTTGCGGCGGTTGCCCGAATCCTGAACCCCGGCGCGAAACACGATTCCATCCTTGTGCTGAACGGCAAACAGGGCGTCGGGAAGTCCACGCTCTTTTCAAGGCTCGGCCGGCAATGGTACTCCGACAGCCTCTCCATATCGGATATGAAGGACAAGACCGCTCCGGAAAAGCTGCAGGGCTACTGGATACTCGAGCTCGGGGAACTCGCGGGCATCAAAAAGATGGACGTGGAGACGGTGAAGTCGTTCATCACCCGAACCGACGACAAGTACCGCCCCTCCTATGGCCGATCGGTGGAAAGCCACCCGCGCCAATGCGTCATCGTCGGTACGACCAACTCGGATGGCGGATTCCTGCGCGACATCACGGGCAACCGCCGCTTCTGGCCTGTTCGCGTTTCCGGCGAGGGCAAATACCGCGCCTGGGAACTCACGGATATTGACCAGATTTGGGCGGAAGCCCTTGTTAAGTACACCGAGGGCGAGGAATTGTTCCTCAAAGGAGATATCGCGTTAGCGGCTTTTGCCGAACAGCGCGACGCTATGGAGAATGACGACCGCGAGGGTTTAGTGGCTGAGTACCTCGAAACCCTACTCCCTGATAACTGGGATACGATGGACATCTACCGCAGGCTCGAATACATCCGCTCGACCGACGACCCCACGAGGACGAAAGGCACGGTGCGGCGTTCTCAGGTCTGCGTGATAGAGATTTGGTGCGAGTGCTTTGGAAAGTCCCGTGAGTCCATCAAGAAAGCCGACTCCTACGAGATTGAGGGCATCCTTAACCGGATCGGCGGCTGGGCGAAGTACGAGGGCAACAAGACCGGCAAAAAGGCTGTCCCGATGTACGGCGTACAGCGTGTGTTCGTGAGGTCAGAATGATTACGGCGCGATTGCCCATGATTGCCTGTCGGGGCTTCGGCAACCGTTATCGGCAAAGTCGCAAGCCCCGAATAAACCAACATTCTTACATAGCCATTGCCCATATTGCCGATGTTCTCCCTACTAAATCGTATTTAAGTAGTAATAAGGGCAATTGGCATACGCAATACACACGCGAGGGATTTATAGGCAGAATCGGCAAGTTGGGCAATGTGAAAAGCGGAGGTGCTTATGCGAGAAAAAACATTGGAGCGCAAGCTCACGGAGGCTGTAAAGGCGATGGGAGGTATCGCGCCCAAGTTCGTAAGCCCCGGATTCGACGGAATGCCCGATCGCCTTGTGCTTCTCCCCGACGGAAAGTGCGCTTTTGTGGAAGTGAAGCGGCGTGGCGAGAAATCGCGACCTTTGCAGGAAGCAAGGCATGGGATGTTACGGCGATTGGGATTCGAAGTCTATGTCTTGGACGATTATCAGCAGATCGGAGGGATGCTTTGTGAAATATCAACCGCATAACTATCAACAGTATGCCACGGCGTTCATCGAAGCGAATCCCATTTCTTGCCTTCTCCTCGACATGGGGCTTGGCAAAACGGCGATTACGCTGACCGCCCTAAACGATCTGCTGTTTGACAGCTTCGAAGCCCATAAGGTTCTGGTCATCGCACCTTTGCGGGTCGCCCGCAACACTTGGCCGGAGGAACTGGGAAAATGGGAACACTTCTCCGATCTGCTGTTTTCCGTGGCGGTCGGTACGGAAGCGGAGCGCAAGGCGGCACTTTGGAAAAGAGCCGATATTTATATCATCAACCGCGAGAACATACAATGGTTGATTGAGGAAAGTGGTCTTCCGTTCGACTTCGATACAGTGGTGGTCGATGAGTTATCCAGTTTCAAGTCCCATCAGTCAAAGCGGTTCCGGTCGCTGATGAAAGCCCGCCCGAAGGTGAAGCGTATCGTAGGGCTGACGGGAACACCAAGCAGCAATGGCTTGATGGACTTGTGGGCGGAGTTCCGGCTTCTGGATATGGGTCAGCGGCTCGGACGGTTCATCGGGCAGTACCGCACCGACTACTTTGCCCCCGATAAGCGCAACGGTCAAGTCGTCTTCAGCTACAAGCCCCTGCCAGACGCCGAAAAGCGGATATACGCCAGAATCGCCGACATCACTATCAGTATGAAGTCCACCGACCACCTGAAAATGCCGGAACTGGTGACCGCCGAATACCCAGTGCGGATGTCGGGGCCGGAACAGGAACGGTACGACGAAATGAAGCAGGATTTGGTATTGCAGCTTACCGAAGGCGAAGTTACCGCCGCCAACGCCGCAGCTTTGTCAAACAAACTCTGCCAGATGGCGAACGGAGCAGTCTATGGCGACGACGGAGAAGTCCACCACATCCACGACCGCAAGTTGGAAGCGCTGGAGGATTTAATCGAGGCCGCCAACGGGAAGCCCGTTTTGATCGCTTATTGGTTCAATCACGACTTGGAGAGGATTACCGCAAGGTTGAAAACGCGACACATCCCGTTCTCCAAGATGGACTTGAGTGATAGTATCACCCGTTGGAATCGCGGTGAGTTGCCCGTCGCCCTCATCCACCCCGCTTCGGCGGGACACGGGTTGAACCTGCAGTCGGGCGGCAACACGATTATATGGTTCGGGCAGACGTGGAGTCTGGAACTCTACCAGCAGACCAACGCAAGACTCTGGCGGCAGGGCCAGCAATCTGAAACCGTGGTTATCCACCACATCGTCGCAAAAGGAACAATTGATGAGCGTGTCCTCTCCGCCCTCTCCGAAAAAGACAGGTCGCAGACCGCCCTTATCGACGCGGTGAAAGCAAATCTATGAAAATCTGAGACAACTAAACGACAATCCGTGCCAATCCGAGTGAATTCCAACTTTTCTTTAAGGAGGTGCGGTTATGCAGATAGCTTGGAAATATTTGAACAAACGGGTTGCCTCTTTGGAGGCTCTCAAGGACTACGGCAGCATGCAATTCATTCTGGAACACACCGACGACGACATTCGGGCGGAGCATGAAAAGATGCAGAGCGTCCGAATCCCCAGTTTTGATGGAATGCCCCACGTCCACAATCCGCAGGCCGGTGAGCAGCGCATCATAAACGGCATCGAGGAAATCGACGTTCTGAAGGAACGCTATCGGCAGGCGATGGAGTATATGGCGTGGTTCCAACCGGCATGGGACGACCTGACCGAGGAAGAGCAGTTTGTGCTACGGGAATTCTACATGTGCGACGAGGCCCAGCAGATCGACGCGGTTTACAACATCTGCGACCATTTCCACATCGAGCGGTCTTCTGCATACAACAAGAAGAACCGCGCACTTTACCATCTGCAAGTGCTACTGTTTGGAAAATCTTAAAATGAGGCCACGAAGCATTAATATACTTCGTGGCCTTTGTCTATATGGAGATAATTTCGTCTTCTGGCGGCATCGGAATTGAATAGTTGTGGATTGAAGAACGACGCGGCTTAAAGTACTGCCACAAAACTTTTGAAATAGCTCGTTCTAAATCAAGATAAAAATGAATCGAAGTCTCTTTTGGCAGTGCTTCTAAATCTGCGATAGTAATTTCATTTTTAATCAGGAGACTTTTTATGTACTGCATCTCTTCGAGCTTTCGCTTTTCTTGAAGAATATATGGGAAGTCTTCAACATGAAACTGGGATCTTATTTCGGCAGCTTCTGCTTCATCCTTCGCCCATCTGGTAGCACTTTTGTCATACTCACCACTTAAGAAAAGTGGATCGACATCAAGATATTTTCCGAGACGGTCAAGAATTTCAGGATTAATTCTACCATCCTTCTTTGCGCGGCGGATAGTGCGGTCAGATGCATTTACCGTAGGATCAATGTTCATTTTCCGAAGGCTGATCTTACGGTATGCGACTGCTTCTTGAAATCGGACAACGCTAAAATCAAGGGTATCCATTGTGGGTCTTCCTCTTTTTCTCACTCTGGCCCTCCTATAAATGCGGACATTAAATCATTTACTGGCAACAACAAGAAGTTTGTAATTTGTTGAATATTTTGAGTTATCCTGTTATTATAATCATACAGCAGAAAGCTAAAAAACGCAATAACGCGGACATAAAATAGGAGGATGTTGTAATGAGCGAGTTCGGTGATACAGCAGGTGTAAACGTAATGGGAGTGGTGGCAACGGTGCTTAACAGCAAACATGCGCCATTGTATGTAACAGTCATTGGTATAGTAGGCGCTTTCATAGCTTATGAATACTTCGAAACAGTCAGCAAGGGCATGAATCTCGGATATGATTCTAACGCAACATTTGCTATCGATTGCGGGCTGCAATTTACTAAGCAGTCCCGTGTTAATGAGATCGGTGCATCTGAAACTCCAGAGGAAACCAATGACCAAAAGCCAGCCGATACAAATCAAACTGAATGAGTAATATAATGGACGACTTTCACGGTTGACCGGTATATACTGGTAGCATATAAAGCTGTAAAACGACGAAGCCTTCACGGGGCCAAACCCGCGAGGGCTTTTGCTTTGCCCTGAACGAAGGTGAACCCATGCCATACAAGCCAAAGCGTCCATGCGCTTACCCCGGTTGCGGTCGGCTTGCTGTACGCGAGCAATACTGTGCCGAGCATCAAAAGGTTATGGACAAACAGTACAACCAGTACGAACGTGATCCCGCATCCAACAAACGCTACGGCAGAAGCTGGAAACGCATCCGTGACCGCTACATCAAAGCACACCCTCTATGCGAGGAGTGCCGGAAGCAAGGCAAGCTGACGCCAGCTGAGGAGGTACACCACATCCTCCCGCTCTCACGTGGCGGCGGCAACGAAGCCAGCAACCTCATGGCTCTATGCAAACCGTGCCACGCCCGCATCACAGTCGAGATGGGTGACCGCTGGCACGACAAATGAGGTTTGTATCACATTTTGATACCCCCACTTGGTCTGTGCCCAAGTGGGGGTATCAAAATCTCTAAAACTAAAATTCTCGGACAGCGGCGTGGGGCTTCGTGTTGAAAAACGCGGTTTCAAACGGTGGAATAGCCCCGGCACAAAAGGAGTGTAATGAAAATGGCGAAAGACGGCACCTGCAGAGGCGGCGCTCGTGTTGGTGCGGGCGCAAAAAAGAAGCCGCTCGCCGATAAGATTACAGCCGGAAACCCCGGTGGCAGAAAACTGACAGTGATGGAGTTTTCCGACACAGCCGACCTTCAAGGTCAGGCAATGCCGGAGCCAAACAAAATGCTTGAAGCCGTACAAAAGGATGGCAAGACACTCGTGGCAGCTGATATCTATAAAAACACATGGCAGTGGCTGAACCAGCGCGGCTGTGCAGCACTCATCTCTCCACAGCTTTTAGAGCGTTATGCCATGAGCGTGGCTCGGTGGATTCAGTGCGAGGAGTGCATCTCCGAGTACGGTTTTCTGGCGAAGCACCCCACCACGGGCAATGCGATACAGAGTCCGTATGTGGCGATGAGCCAGAATTTCATGACGCAGACCAACCGCCTATGGTATGAGATTTTCCAAATTGTGAAAGACAACTGCACCGGCGAATACAGCGGAGCCAATCCGCAGGACGATGTGATGGAGCGGCTTTTGACTGCTCGGAAAGGGAAATAATATGACTACTTACAAAACAGCAGAAAGCGTATGCGCCGGACACCCGGATAAGCTGTGCGACATCATTGCCGACAGCATTCTTGACGCCTGTCTGCGCAAAGACAAATCATCCCGTGTTGCCTGTGAGGTCATGGCAACCAAGGGCAAAATTATCGTTGCGGGCGAGATCACCTGCGACGGCAAAGTCGACATCCGCTGGGAGGTGCGTGAAGTCCTCCGCAAGGTCGGATACAATCCGTGGAAGTTCACAGTTTTCGTGTTCGTCCATAAACAGAGCAGGGATATCGATGCCGGAGTGACTACTGCCCTCGAAGCCCGAAACGGCAGTGAGGAACGCTATGCCTCCATCGGTGCGGGCGACCAAGGCACCGTCTACGGTTACGCCACAAACGAAACCCGCGAGATGCTTCCACTCCCGCTGGTACTGGCGCATCGCATCGTGAAGCGCCTTGACACCGTCCGCAAGGACAAAATTGTGAAAGGCATTTTGCCGGACGGCAAAGCGCAGGTCACGGTCGAATATGAGGACGGAAAGCCCAAGCATGTGAAAACGATTGTGGTCTCCGTTCAGTACGACAAGAATAAAACGCAGGTGCAGCTTTACTCCGACATTAAGCAAAATGTTCTGTGGCAGTGCTTTGAGGACTTTCCCTTTGACGATGAAACAGAAATCCTCATCAATCCCTCCGGCAGATTTGTCGAGGGCGGACCCGCCGCCGATACAGGCTTGACGGGCAGAAAGATGATGGTGGACACCTACGGGGGGCTTGCTCTTCATGGCGGAGGTGCGTTTTCCGGCAAAGACCCCACCAAGGTCGACCGCAGCGGCGCTTACATGGCGCGGTACATCGCAAAAAATATCGTATGGAGCGACTTGGCTGAAAGATGCGAGGTCGCTCTTTCTTATGCCATTGGCAAAGCTGACCCCGTGGCGGTTAATATTAACGCCTTCGGCACGAGTGCGCTGACCGATGAGCAGCTACGAGAGATTGTGCTGTCTGTGTTCAACCTGCGCCCGGCGGCAATCATTGAAAAACTGCGTTTGCGCAATGCGATATACGAGGACACGTCGGTATACGGACATTTCAATTCCTGTCTCTTCCCGTGGGAGGATTACGATAGGTACAAAGAAATCAGAAAGGCGGCGGAGAAATATGCTGATAGAAAAGATTCAGACTGATCGGCTCATCCCCGCCGATTACAATCCCCGCAAAGACCTCAAGCCAGGAGACCCGGAATATGAAAAGCTGAAACGCTCGCTTGAGGAGTTCGGTTATGTTGAACCCGTTATATGGAATAAGATCACCTCTCATGTCGTCGGCGGTCACCAGCGTCTGAAGGTGCTGCTCGACATGGGCATCACCGAGGTCGAGTGCGTGGTGGTCGAGATGGATGCCGAAAAGGAAAAGGCACTCAATGTTGCGCTCAATAAAATAAGCGGCGATTGGGATAAGGATAAGCTGGCTCTGCTCATCGCGGATTTGCAAGGCGCGGACTTTGATGTTTCGTTCACAGGCTTCGACCCCGGAGAGATTGACGATCTTTTTAAGGATAGCTTGAAAGACGGTATCAAAGATGACGATTTTGATGTGGACGCGGAACTGCAAAATCCAGCCGTCACCAAGCCCGGCGACGTGTGGCTGCTCGGTCGGCATCGGCTTGTCTGCGGCGATTCAACCAAAGCCGACACCTTTACCGCTCTGATGGATGGGAAGCTGGCAAATCTGGTTGTGACCGACCCTCCGTACAATGTCAACTATGAAGGAACGGCGGGCAAAATCAAAAACGACAATATGGAAAGCGGAGCGTTCTATGACTTCCTGCTGGCGGCGTTTACGAACACCGAAGCGGCGATGGCGCAGGACGCTTCCATTTATGTGTTCCATGCCGACACCGAAGGTCTGAACTTCCGCAAAGCGTTCTCGGACGCGGGCTTTCAGCTTTCCGGGTGCTGCATCTGGAAAAAGCCGTCGCTGGTGCTGGGACGTTCACCCTATCAGTGGCAGCACGAGCCTGTGCTGTTCGGCTGGAAGAAAAAGGGCAAGCACAACTGGTACGCAGACCGCAAGCAGACGACCATCTGGGAATTTGAGAAGCCGAAGAAAAATGCCGACCACCCCACCATGAAGCCGATTGCGCTCCTGGCATATCCCATTATGAACAGCAGTCTCACAAACTGCATCGTGCTCGACCCCTTCGGCGGCTCCGGCAGTACGCTGATTGCCTGCGAGCAGTCGGACAGAATCTGCTTCACCATCGAACTGGATGAAAAATACTGTGATGTTATTGTAAAGCGATATATTGAGCAGGCCGACGGTGCTGACGGTGTGTCCGTACTACGCGACGGGTTAACTTATAAATATGACGAGTTGCTGAAGGTGAAGCCGGATGAGTAAACCTCTATATCATGTTGTTTCGCTATCCGGCGGCAAAGACAGTACCGCAATGCTCCTCGGCATGATTGAACGCGGAATGCAAATCGATTGTATTCTCTTCTGCGATACCGGGCTTGAGTTTCCTGCGATGTACGATCATCTGGAAAGACTTGAGCGGGATATCGGCAGATTAATTACACGGATACGCTGCGGGCAGTCATACGAGTATCTGATGTTCGACACCCCGGTCAAACGAAAAACCGATACGCAGTTTTCTCAGAAATATGGAAACATTCATACCGGCTACGGGTGGGCGGGACCAAAGATGCGATGGTGTACGGCAAAGCTGAAAGACGGACCTCGAGAACGGTTTCTGCGGCCGCTGCGGGACAAGTATGACGTTATCGAGTACATCGGCATCGCAGCGGACGAAGGCTATCGTCTGGAACGCAAACGCAATAAAAACATCTGTCATGTGCACCCGCTTGTCGACTGGGGTATGACTGAATCGGACTGTCTCCGTTATTGTTATTACCACGGCTATGACTGGGATGGTTTGTATGAGCATTTCAAGCGTGTGTCCTGCTGGTGCTGTCCGCTACAGTCGCTTTCTGAACTGCGGCAGCTATATAATCATTACCCGGAACTATGGGCAAACCTTAAAGATTGGGATAAACGGACATGGAGAAAATTTCGCGCCGACTATAGTGTGGAAGAACTCGAAGCCCGTTTTATTTTTGAAGAACAGCGTCTTGCGGATGGGCTTCCCATCAAAGGCAAGGCGTTTTTTAATGAACTAAAAAACGTCTGGAGGCGACCGCCGATGAATAAGCTCACCCTCGGCTCTCTTTTTGATGGCTCCGGCGGCTTTCCGCTCGGTGGTCTGCTCTGCGGCATCGAACCGCTGTGGGCTTCGGAGATTGAGCCGTTCCCGATACGGGTAACGACCAAACGGATACCGCAGATGAAGCACTACGGTGATGTTTCCTCGCTAAACGGCGCGAATTTGCCACCGGTGGATATTATAACTTTCGGTTCGCCCTGTACCGATATGTCCGTCGCCGGGAAAAGAGTCGGTCTGGACGGAAGCCAATCCGTCCTTTTTTATGAAGCGATACGAATTATAAAGGAAATGAGGTGCAAGACCAATGGCAGATACCCAAGATACGCCGTGTGGGAAAACGTCCCCGGCGCATTCAGTTCAAACCAAGGGGCCGATTTCAAGGCAGTCCTTGAAGCGGTCGTCAGCGTCACCGGGCAAAACACCGAGGTGCCTGCGCCTGACAACGGGCGGTGGCCTTACGCCGACTGCTACATGGGAGACGGATGGAGCGTTGCTTACAGAACTATCGACGCGCAATATTTCGGAGTACCCCAGCGCCGCCGCAGAATCTACCTTGTCGCGGATTTTGCAGGCGAATGTGCCGGAGAAATACTATTTGAGCCGGAAGGCGTGTCAAGGGATTTTGCGCCGTGCGGCAGCCCGTGGCAAAGAACTGCCGGAGATGCTGAGAACGGCTCTGGAACAACAGGCAGCGGCATAACCTGCCTGAACGACCAAGGCGGTGACCGTATGGATATCACCGAAGATACGACGGCTACGCTCCGCGCCGAAGCCCATCACCCGCCCTGCGTGATGCAGTCGAGCGGTTTCTGCACAGAGCACAGCGCCAAAAGCCGAAGCGTCGGCTATGAAGAGGAACGCTCTCCCACGCTCCGTGCGGGGATTGTGCCGGGTGTCGCGATCGAAAACCATCCCACCGACGGTCGTGTCAAGGTTTCGGAAGACGGCATGGTGCAGACGCTCACTTCCCGTATGGGTACGGGCGGCATGAACACTCCGCTTGTACTGGACACGCCGAAAACGTTGAAAATTCGTTCCGGCTGTGTGGGTGGTGGCAAAGGCGCGCTGATTCAAGACGATATGTCCGCAACCCTCGGCTGTAACAATGACCAGACTGTTTTTGTTCCGACCGCTTACGGTATCTGTTCTGATAAGAGCAATTCCATGATGTCGGATAATCCTCACAGCGGCATTTACAAAGCGGACACATCCCGCACCATCGATGCAAACGGCGGCAACCCCAGCTGCAATCAAGGCGGTATCGCCGTGGTTGCCTTGCAGGGTTCCATGATTGGACGCGAGGATGAAAACGGTCCCCAGGGCAGTGGCATTGATGAAAATGTGTCTTTCACATTAAATACGGTCGACCGCCACGCCATCGCCTATGCTATGACCACAGGCAGCTTTGCACAGGTAACGGAGGAAAAATCGCCAACGCTCATGTCGCGTGACTATAAAGACCCTCCGCTTGTTAACCAGCCGGACTACATCGTCCGCAGGCTGACGCCAACTGAATGCGCCCGGCTTCAAGGCTTCCCGGACGGCTGGTGCGCCGGTCTCGGCACGGATAACCCAACCGAGGATGAAATCGCGTTCTGGGCTGAGGTTTGGGAAACTCACCGCCGTATCATCGGCACAAGCGAAAAGCCCAAGAGCCGCAATCAGATTATCAAATGGCTGAACAACCCGCACTCCGATGCCGCCGAATACAAGATGTGGGGCAATGGCGTGGCGCTGCCGTGTGTTTGCTTTGTACTTACAGGGATTGTGTCGTCTACACAAGAAACCGCTTGATTATCGGAACATTATTCTCCACATAGATGAGCCCTGAATTGCTTGATAAATCAGGCATTTAGAGTGATATATGTATGTACCGAAAAGAGAAAGGCGGTATAAACAATGACAATCAACTACAATGTAACAGGCAGCGAGCGCAAACGGCTCGTGCAAACAATCGCGGAAATTATAGAGTGCGACGCCAAATATAAGGGCGCTCCGACCTTCGCCTACGAGGTGAACTATTTCACCATCGACAAAAACGGCGTCCTATCCTTCGACGACCGTGCCGACAGCGAGGAAATCGAAAAGCTCATCGAGGGTCTGGCGGAGCGGGGCTTTGAATTTGACGGGTACGACAAGACCGCGCTTACCATTGAAATGCCCCGCTCGTTCTTCACAGAAACGGCTCTTGAGAATCTCAGCCGAATGGTGGAAAGCAAAGGCTCGCTCATCAAAAAGGCACTGGGCGTTACCGACCTGTCTATCCTAAAGGGTGAGGAGACGGTCAGCTTCCCGTGGTTCTCCGATGCAAGCGACCCGGACGCAGTAAAGGCTTATACCCACCTTGTCACTGCGCTCTGTGAGATGGCGAAAACGCAGAAACGGGTCAGCGCGACCGACAAGCCTGTGGACAACGAAAAGTACGCCTTCCGCTGTCTCCTCCTCCGGCTCGGTTTCATCGGCTCGGAATATAAGGCGGAGCGAAAAATTCTGCTCTCAAAGCTGACAGGCAGCTCAGCGTTCAAACAGAATAACTGCAAGGCGGTGGATGAAGATGAATGAGCTTCCCACCGCCTTCTTCGTTGAGTATCCATTTCGCATTGAGGACTTAATCCGTCCTCATTTATCGGAATGGGTGAAACCGTATATAGTGGAAAAGGAAATTAGGCTCGGTAAAATTGATTACGAAAACTTTATAACCGACTTATGTGTTGACAGATGGTTTATAGAAAAATACACGAATCTTTGTAGCATAGACGAAAACGGAGTTTGGCATTGTGTTTTGGTAAGGCAAAAAGGAAAATCCGAGGGCGTGTTGGTTATGTCGGAAGGTAGAGTTTTTCCTAAATGGGCTGCGTATTTGCCAAGTGAGGAGGTAGCTGAATGAACATACATCCTGAAATACTCAAACAATTAAGAGATTGCTTTACGCCCGGAACCCGTGTGGAGCTTATTCGTATGGACGATGTTCAGGCACCGCCCGTAGGTACAAAAGGTACGGTCGTCGGCGTGGACGACATAGGCTCCATCATGGTCAACTGGGATAACGGCAGTGGTTTGAATGTGGTATACGGCGAGGATATCTGCCGGAAGGTCGGTAACGGTGATGAATAATAACGTTTTACATGATTTTTATTACGGCAACATCGTCCCCAACGAAAAGCGGTTCGTGCTTAATTCTGAATTCGGTCGCGCAGCGAAAGAAATTTCCGAAGCCGACGAGTATCTTCACTCAATATTGGACGAAGCGGGACTCGCTGTTCTGGATAAGCTCACTTCGGCGCAAATGACACTGGATTCCATCACCGCCGAAGAAAACTATATTGATGGCTTTAAAACAGGGGCGAGATTCGTACTTGCTATTATGGATGACCTGCATGGCGATACCCGTCCGGTCACTGAATAGGTATAAATAACTTCGTAGAACAGCGCCGGAAACGGCTCTGTTTCTCGTACAGATAGATTTTGAGGGCTTGCCGACGGCAGGTCTATTTTTATGCTCTGCGAAAGGAGGCGGCGGGTATACGAAAACTTAAAAAATACAATCCCACCCGGTTCAAAGCTGCGGATTCGGTTTACGACAAGGCCGCCGCCGATTATGCCGTAACTTTCGTCGAAGCCCTCTCCCATACAAAAGGAACATGGGCAGGAAAGCCCTTTGAACTGATCGACTGGCAGGAGCAGATTATCCGTGATGTGTTTGGCACTTTGAAATCCAACGGCTACCGACAGTTCAATACCGCCTATGTGGAGATTCCAAAGAAGATGGGCAAATCCGAGCTTGCGGCGGCGGTCGCACTGCTGCTCACCTGCGGAGATAACGAAGAGCGCGCCGAGGTTTACGGCTGCGCCGCCGACCGTAACCAGGCGTCAATAGTTTTCAATGTGGCGGCGGATATGGTCCGGATGTGTCCGGCGCTGGCAAAACGGGTTAAAATCCTTGATTCCATGAAGCGGCTAATCTATCTGCCGACCGGGAGTATTTATCAGGTGCTGTCGGCGGACGTCGGCAACAAGCACGGCTTCAACACCCACGGCGTGGTATTTGACGAACTGCATACCCAGCCAAACCGAAAACTCTATGACGTAATGACCAAAGGCAGCGGCGACGCGAGAATGCAGCCGCTGTATTTTCTTATCACCACCGCCGGGGACAATCAGCACAGCATCTGCTGGGAGGTTCATCAAAAGGCGCTTGACATCCTCGACGGCAGGAAGCACGACCCCACCTTATATCCCGTCATCTACGGCGCGGCACAGGAGGACGACTGGACTGACCCTAAGGTGTGGAAGAAAGCGAATCCGTCACTTGGCATCACGGTCGGCATGGATAAGGTCAAAGCTGCCTTCGAATCGGCACGGCAGAATCCAGCCGAGGAGAACAGCTTCCGTCAGCTTCGCTTGAATCAGTGGGTCAAACAGGCGGTGCGTTGGATGCCGATGGACAAATGGGATAAATGCGCATTCCCCGTAAACACAGATAGTCTGCAAGGGCGTGTCTGCTACGGAGGACTCGACCTTTCGTCCTCCACTGATATTACGGCGTTCGTGCTGGTATTCCCGCCGGAGGACGAGGCGGACAAATACATCGTTCTGCCGTTTTTCTGGATTCCGGAGGATAATGTGGATTTTCGTGTGCGAAGAGACCATGTGAATTACGACATCTGGAAGAAGCAGGGATATCTTGAAACCACCGAGGGCAACGTCGTGCATTACGGCTTCATCGAAAGATTCATCGAGGAACTCGGCACCAAGTACAACATCCGTGAGATTGCCTTTGACCGCTGGGGTGCTGTGCAAATGACGCAGAACCTTGAAAACCTCGGCTTCACGGTCGTGCCGTTCGGTCAGGGCTTCAAGGATATGTCCCCTCCAACAAAGGAATTGATGAAGCTGACACTGGAGCAGAAAATCGCTCACGGTGGTCACCCAATTTTACGGTGGATGATGGACAACATCTTCATCCGTACCGACCCGGCGGGCAACATCAAAGCGGATAAAGAAAAGTCCACCGAGAAAATAGACGGCGCGGTGGCAACCATTATGGCGCTTGACAGGGCGATTCGGTGTGGAAATGAAAGCGGTTCTTCGGTTTATGATGATCGCGGGCTGCTTGTTTTTTAGTAAAGGAGAGTGATGTCTATGGGAATATTTCAAGGAATATTCAAGGCGCGCGACAAGCCTAATAACAGTCTGGGCGGCAGCCGTTACAGCTTCCTTTTCGGCGGCACGACAGCCGGAAAGCCTGTCAACGAGCATACCGCCATGCAGATGACCGCTGTGTACTCATGCGTCCGAATTCTATCAGAAACTATCGCAGGACTTCCGCTTCATGTGTACCGCTACAACGATACAGGCGGCAAGGAGAAAAGCCTGCAACACCCGCTATATAAGCTGCTCCACGATGAGCCGAACCCTGAGATGACTTCATTCGCGTTCCGGGAAACGCTGATGAGTCATCTTTTATTATGGGGCAACGCTTATGCGCAAATTATCCGCAACGCACGTGGAGAGGTGATCGCCCTCTACCCGCTTATGCCCAACAAAATGACAGTCGACCGTGATTCAAACGGCCGGCTTTTTTATTTGTATCAGCGAAGCACCGATGATGCACCGACGCTCGGTAAAGACAGCCAGGTATACCTTGGCCCGTCCGATGTGCTGCACATTCCCGGCCTGGGCTTTGACGGTCTGGTTGGGTATTCGCCCATTGCGATGGCAAAGAACGCCGTGGGATTGGCAATCGCCACCGAGGAATATGGGGCGAAGTTCTTCGCCAACGGAGCCGCGCCGGGCGGCGTGCTGGAGCATCCCGGTACTATTAAAGACCCGCAGAAGGTCAAGGAAAGCTGGAACTCCGCCTACCAAGGCTCGACGAACGCACACAGGGTGGCTGTGCTGGAAGAAGGCATGAAGTACCAAGCCATCGGCATCTCGCCCGAACAGGCGCAGTTTTTGGAAACACGGAAGTTCCAGATCAATGAAATTGCCCGCATTTTCAGGATACCGCCGCATATGCTCGCCGACCTCGAAAAATCATCCTTCAGCAACATCGAGCAGCAGTCGCTGGAATTTGTAAAATATACACTCGACCCGTGGGTGGTGCGCTGGGAGCAGTCCATGTGCCGCGCCCTGCTGATGGAGAGCGAAAAGCCCACTGTGTTCATCAAGTTCAATGTAGACGGCCTTCTGCGTGGCGATTATCAGAGCCGTATGAACGGGTACGCCACGGCAAGACAGAACGGATGGATGAGTGCAAACGACATCCGGGAGCTTGAAAACCTCGACCGTATTCCAGTGGAGCTTGGCGGCGATCTCTATCTCATCAACGGTGCGATGACCAAATTACAGGACGCGGGCGCGTTCGCAAATACAACAGGAACGGAGGAAAAAACCGAATGAAGAACTTCTGGAACTGGGCAAAGGATGAAGAATCCGGTGCCCGAACGCTCTTCCTCGACGGCACGATTGCCGAGGAAAGCTGGTTTGACGATGATGTCACCCCGAAAGCATTCAAAGCTGATTTGACTGCCGGAGAGGGTGGCATTGTTATTTGGATCAACTCACCCGGCGGCGATTGTATTGCGGCAAGTCAGATTTACGCCATGCTCATGGATTACAAAGGCTCGGTAACAGTCAAGATCGACGGTATTGCGGCTTCGGCGGCAAGCGTTATCGCTATGGCGGGAACGAAGGTGCTCATGGCACCCACGGCGCTGATGATGGTGCATAACCCGCTGACCATCGCAATCGGCGACAGCGAAGAGATGCAGAAAGCCATCGCCATGCTCGACGAGGTCAAGGAGAGCATCATCAACGCCTATGAAATCAAGACCGGGCAGTCCCGTGCAAAGCTTTCCCACCTCATGGATGCGGAAACTTGGCTCAACGCTAATAAAGCCATAGAACTGGGTTTTGCGGACGGCGTTCTGGAGGATGAAAAGAAACGTGTGCAGGCCGAGGATATCACCTACGCTTTCAGCCGCCGGGCAGTCACGAACTCTCTATTGAACAAGCTGTCCCCCAAGAAACCGCCTGTGAAAACAGGCACACCCGTTGAGTCGCTGGAGAAGCGGCTCTCTTTAATTTCACACTAATTTATAGGAGGAAAAACACATGAGTAAAATTCTTGAACTGCGCGAGAAGCGCACAAAGGCGTGGGAAGCGGCCAAGGCTTTCCTCGATACCAAGCGCGGTGCGGACGGTCTGGTCTCCGCCGAGGATACCGCCACCTACGACAAAATGGAAGCCGATGTCGTGGCACTCGGTAAAGAAATCGACCGCCTGGAAAAGCAGGAAGCCCTCGATCGCGAGCTTTCCAAGCCGCTGAACACCCCGCTTACCGGCAAACCCGCTGTTCCCGGCATGGAGATCAAGACGGGTACTGCTGCCGCTGAATACAAAAAGGCAATGCTGGACGCTCTGCGCTCAAACTTCAAGAGGATCAGCAATGTCCTGCAGGAAGGCATCGACGCAAACGGCGGTTATCTTGTCCCCGACGAGTACGATAGCCGCCTGATTGACGGGTTGACCGAGGAGAATATCTTCCGTAAGCTTGGCACTACCATCAAAACGAGCGGCGAACACAAAATCAACATTGCCGCCACGAAGCCCGCAGCGGCATGGATTGAGGAGGGCGGTAACCTCACTTTCGGAGACGCGACATTCGCACAGATTATCCTCGACGCGCACAAGCTTCATGTGGCGGTAAAGGTCACCGAAGAACTGCTCTACGACAACGCTTTCAACCTTGAAAACTATATTCTGACGCAATTTACCAAAGCTCTCGCCAACACCGAGGAGGATGCGTTCCTCAACGGCGACGGCACGGGCAAGCCCCTCGGTATCTTCGATGCAACAGGCGGCGGACAGGTCGGCGTGACCACTTCCGGCAGTTCCATTACAGCCGATGAAGCGATTAACCTTGTGTACACACTGAAACGTCCGTACCGCAAGAACGCGGCGTTTATCACCAACGACCAGACGCTTTCCGTGCTGCGTAAGCTGAAGGACAACAACAGCGCATATATATGGCAGCCCTCCTATCAGGCGGGCGAGCCGGATAGACTTCTCGGTTATCCCGTTTACACTTCGGCGTATGTTCCCGTCATCGCCGTCGGTGCGCCGGTTATGGCATTCGGCGACTACAGCTATTACAACATCGGCGATCGCGGCTCCCGTTCCTTCGCGGAACTCAAGGAACTGTTCGCCGGTCAAGGCATGGTTGGATTCGTCGCCAAAGAGCGCGTGGACGGCAAGCTGGTATTGCCTGAAGCCGTACAGATTCTGAAAATCAAGGCTTAATGAAAGGACGGTGGCGGTATGACGCTGCTTGAGAAAGTCAAAGCAAATCTCATTCTGGAACACACGGCGGACGATGAACTACTGCAGATGTACATCACCGCCGCCGTTAAATATGCTGAAAGCTATCAGCATCTTGCAGAAGACTACTACTCCGGCCATCAGATGCCGCCTACCACAGAGCAAGCCGTCATTATGCTGTCGTCCCATTTCTATGAATCCAGGGACGGCAGCACGGGCGGCTTTTTTGCCGACAATGTGCAGGCGGGACAGCAGGTTTGGGACACAGTCAATCTGCTTCTGCGGCTCGACCGGGATTGGAAGGTGTGAGCATGAGTTTTGGTAAGATGAACACCTTCATCGACATCGTTGAGAAAGTGACCATAAAAGATGCAGAAGGATTCCGAACCGAGGTTGACAGTATCGTCGCTTCGGTTAGAGCGTACCGGGAAGGTCGGCACGGCACCGAGAAATGGGCTAACAGAGCCGCTTTCTCTGAAGCCACCGACCTTTTCTGCTTTCGTTGTATTCCGGGCGTTACGGTCACGACCGCAATGGTCGTGGTGAACGACGGGGCGCGCTTTGAAATCATCTCGGTCGAGAATGTAAAAGGTCGCGGGATGTACATTGAGGTACTCGCCAAGGAGGTGAAGCCGAGTGGCTAAAGTGGGTATGAAAATGCCGGAGGACTTTCTTCTGAAGCTTTCACGGCTTGGTGAAAAAACGGATGAAATTATCCCAAAGGTTCTTGAAGCGGGCGGCGAGGTCGTTCAAGCAAAAGTAAAATCCAACCTGCAAGCCGTCATCGGCAGCGGCACTAAGGATGAAAGCCGCTCTACAGGTGAATTGGTTTCAGCGCTCGGCGTTTCCTCCGCAAGACAGGATAAGGACGGGAATTTCAATGTAAAAGTAGGCTTTTCAGAACCTCGTTCTGACGGCAAAAGCAACGCCATGATTGCGGGGGTACTGGAATACGGTAAAAGCGGACAGCCGCCGAAGCCCTTTCTAAAGCCCGCAAAATCAGCAAGCAAAAACGCCTGTGTTGACGCAATGATCGCGGCATTTGAGAAGGAGGTCGAAAACATATGAGCCTGCTGGAAGAACTGAACACCCTCCTCTCGCCGCTTGTCCCCGTTGAGACAGGTGTGTTTTCAAAATCCGCCCCGGACAGATATGTTGTGATTACGCCGCTGGCGGATACTTTTGAACTGTATTCCGACGACAGTCCCCGGAACGAATCACAGGAAGCCCGGCTGTCTCTTTTTGATAAGGGCAGCTACACATCTGTAAAAAATCATATTGTCCGCGCTCTGCTGAGCGCGGAATTCATCATAACAGACCGCCGGTATGTAGGACATGAGGACGATACCGGCTATCACCACTACGCCATCGATGTGGCGAAAATTTACGAACTGGAGGAATAACATATGGCGACAATCGGACTTGATAAGCTGTTCTACTCTAAAATCACAGAGGCAACGGACGGCACCGAAACTTACGGCACTCCCATTTCTCTCGCCAAGGCGATGAAAGCGGATCTGTCGGTCGAGCTTGCGGAGGCGACGCTCTACGCGGATGACGGACCCGCCGAGGTCGTGAAGGAATTTAAGAGCGGCACTCTCTCGCTGGGCATCGACGATATCGGCGTTGCGGCCGCCGAGGATCTGACCGGCGCAAAGCTTGACGACAATCACGTCGTGGTCTCCGGCAGCGAGGACGGCGGCACTCCCGTCGCGGTAGGCTTCCGTGCAAAAAAAGCAAACGGAAAGTACCGCTATTTCTGGCTGTACCGGTTAAAATTTGGCATTCCGGCGACAAACCTCGCCACAAAGGGCGACAGCATCACCTTCTCCACCCCGACCATCGAGGGTACGGTCTTCCGCCGCAACAAGCTGGATGGGAACGGCAAGCATCCGTGGAAAGCCGAAGTGAATGAGGACGATACGAGCGTTCCGGCTTCCGTTATCACCGGCTGGTACGCGCAGGTCTACGAGCCTGTGTTCACAGCGCAGGCTGGAGGTGAAGGTTAATGGCTGACGAAAGAAGCTCAAAAATTACCATCGGCGGCGCGGAGTATGAGATGCTTCTCACCACAAAAGCGACAAAGGAAATCGCGGGGCGCTACGGCGGACTTTCCAATCTCGGAGAGAAGCTGATGAAAAGCGAGAATTTCGAGATGGCCCTCGATGAAATCGTATGGCTCATTACGCTGCTCGCCAATCAGTCGGTACTGGTACACAATCTGAAAAATCCCGTAAAAAAGCGCGAGCTGCTCACGGAAGAAGCCGTTGAACTGCTTACCTCGCCCTTTGAGCTTGCGGATTACAAAAATGCCATTATGGACGCAATGTATAAAGGTACGAAGCGTCATGTGGAAAGTGAGGACGAACCCTCAAAAAACGCGGAGGTCGGGTAAGCGACGAAGAGTTGTTTGCCCGGCTGATTTTTTATGGAACGACCCTGCTCGGCCGGGCGGAGTCCGAAGTATGGCTGATGCCGATCGGACATCTGCTCGACCAGTGGGAGGTGTACAAGCAGTTTAACGGTTTGGTAAAGCCGAAACGAGAGTATTACATCGACGAAATCATACCAAACGGCATCTAAACCGTCGTTGTAAAGTACACAATAACCCTCACAAATCAAGCATCACACCACTAAAAGAACAATACACCTTACGGATTGACTTTTAGATAAAGTCAATGTCATAATATTTTTAAGGTTATTTTGAGAGAGGTGCTGGTATGATCGATTGGAACGGAAACGGCAAGATTGATCCCGTGGATATCGGCATCTCCTTGTCGCTGATTGAAGAAGCAGAGAAACCTCATAAGAAAAAAGGCGGTGGATGCCTTTCTTCTGTGATTATTATGCTCAGTGCAATTGGTTGCTTCATTTGGCTTGTAGGGAGTGTATTTATATGACAGTAAAAGAAGAGATCATGATAGCGGTAACTCAGTTCCCAGGTATCACTGATACCGAACTGGAAAAGAGATACGGGCGAAGCCATCAAACGATTAACATAGCTTGTAGGGATCTTGTTCAAAAAGGACTTCTTGTCCGCCAGTCCAATCCAGAGAAGTACGGTAATCTGGGCAACTACCCGACTGGAAAAGTTCCTGAAGTTGCAACGGTGACGAAGCCGGCAATCTCTGATGACCTTGATGAAGATGCAGTAAAAGCACATATCAAGGATTGGCTTGAAAATCAAGGTTGGTCTGTTAAAATCGCTTGGGGGAAAAACCACGGGGTTGATATTGAAGCTACAAAATCCGGAGATCGTTGGCTCATTGAAGCAAAAGGCCCCGGTTCCCGTCAAGCTATGCGACACAATTACTTTCTTGGAATTCTTGGCGAGACGTTACAACGCATGGATGATGATAATGCGCGGTACAGCATTGCATTTCCGGATATGGCTGTTTACAGAGGGCTTTGGAATCGTTTGCCCATACTGGCAAAGCAGCGAACGAAGATAGATATGCTACTTGTTGCCGAAAACGGAGACATATCTATTCTCAGATAAATCTGATACCTACCTTCCTTTGAAAAAGGCACTCCGAAAGGGGTGTCTTTTTCATGCCCATTTTTCGACGAGGAGGTGAGAAAATGGCAGATAATTTTGGCCTAAAAATCGGTGTTGAGGGCGAAAAAGAGTTCAAGAAATCCCTTGCCGACATCAACCAGTCGTTCAAGGTTCTCGGCTCGGAAATGAAGCTGGTGGAATCGTCCTTTGACAAAAACGAAACCAGTGTCGAGTCGCTCACCTCCAAAAATGAGGTTCTGACCAAACAGATCGACGCCCAGAAAGATAAAATCGAAACGCTCCGCAAGGCGCTGGAAAACGCCTCCGACTCCTTTGGCGAGAACGACCGCCGCACCCAGCAGTGGGCGGTGCAGCTGAATAACGCGCAGGCCGAACTCAACGGCATGGAGCGCGAGCTGAAGGACAACGAAAAGGCTCTGGACGATGTGGCTGACAATTTTGACGATGCCGAGAAGCAAGCCGACCAATTCGGAGACGAGCTTGACAAAACGGGCAAAGATGCAGATTCAGCCGGTAGCAAGTTTGAAAAGCTCGGTTCCGTGGTTAAAGGAATCGGCGCGGCTATGGGCGTGGCTTTCGCCGCTATCGGCACCGCTGCAGTCAGCGCGGGTAAAGCTCTGGTCGATATGACCGTGGAAGCCGCCGCATACGCGGATGAAATGCTGACACAAAGCACTGTTACGGGTATGTCCGTGGAAAGTCTGCAGGCGTACTCCTACGCCGCCGATCTGGTGGATGTTTCTTTGGATACGCTCACAGGCTCTATGGCGAAGAACGTCAAGTCGATGTCGAGCGCAGCGGACGGCTCCGCAAAATATGCCGACGCATACGCGCGACTTGGCGTATCGGTTACCGATGCCAACGGCAATCTCCGCGACAGCGAGGACGTTTACTGGGAGGTCATCGACGCGCTCGGCGGGGTCTCCAACGAAACAGAGCGTGACGCTCTCGCCATGCAGCTTTTCGGCAAGAGCGCGCAGGACTTGAATCCACTCATCGCCCAAGGCAGCGAGGGCATCGCCGCGCTAACCGATGAAGCGAAACGCATGGGCGCTGTTCTAAGCGAAGAGAGCATCGAAAAACTCGGTGCCTTCGATGATTCCGTTCAGCGGCTGAAGCAAGGCTCGGAAGCTGCCAAGCGCGTCATGGGTACGGTACTCCTTCCGCAGCTTCAGACGCTTGCGGATGAGGGAACCGCCCTGCTCGGCGACTTCACCTCCGGCTTGGTGGACGCCGGGGACGACTTCGGAAAAATCAGCGAGGTCATCGGCAATACGGTCGGCGGGCTTGCCGACATGATCATGGAACACTTGCCGAAAATCATTCAGGTCGGCATGGACATCGTCATGGCAATCGTAAACGCAATTGTTGAGAATCTGCCGACCATCGTGGAGTGTGCTTCCTCTATCGTCATGACGCTGCTCGAAGGGTTGATTGACGCGCTGCCCGCCATTACGGAAGGCGCTCTGCAGCTTGTCCTTACACTGGTTCAAGGCATCATCGACAATCTGCCCGCTATTATAGAAGCCGCTATTCAGATGATCGTGACTCTGGCGATGGGTATCGCGGACGCGCTGCCGGAACTGATTCCTTCTATTGTTGAGGCAATCCTCCTGATTGTTCAGGTACTTCTCGACAATATGGATAAAATTCTCGAAGCCGCCTTCGCCATTATAAAAGGACTGGCGGAGGGCTTGCTGAACGCTCTGCCTGAACTGATAGACGCTCTGCCCGAAATCATAACGACCATTATCGATTTCATCACGGACAACCTTCCTGAAATTATTGAAATGGGCATCGAGCTTACCGTTCAGCTTGCAGTCGGGCTGATTAAAGCCATACCGCAGCTTGTGGCGAAACTGCCGGAAATCATCGCGGCCATCGTTACCGGCCTTGGAAAAGCGGTCGGCGCTGTGTTTGAAATCGGCAAGAACATCGTGACGGGTCTATGGGAAGGCATCAAGTCCCTCGGCTCGTGGATCAGCGACAATGTTTCCGATTTCTTTTCCGGCATTGTTGACGGTGCAAAAAGTCTGCTGGGTATCAACTCACCGTCTAAGGTGTTTGCCGGAATTGGTGAAAACATGGGCCTTGGTATCGGCGAAGGCTTCACCGACGCGATGAAGGGTGTTGAAAAAGACATTACAGACGCGATCCCCACCGACTTTGACCTTGATATGAATACCGGCATCCATAAAGTGATGAACGACACCTCTCTTGAAGTGAAGAAAACTGTAGAGCATACAGGAGTTATCCGCGTGGAGGGTGTCAATTCCACAGGTGAAATGACCTCGGTCGTGGACATCATTATCGACAGGCTCAGACAGGAGGTGCGCGTATGAGTTATCTGGAAAATACAGAAACGGCTGAAATCATCACGCGCTTTGTCAGCTTCCAAAAAACGCAGGAGGTCATCCGCACGGTGCAGACTGCCCTTGACGGGACGGAATATCTGACTCGTTTCGGTTCGCCGACCGTACATTATGAACTAACGCTCTATGTTAATGAAGCCGGGAAAGCCGCGCTGATGACAGCCGAGGACAGCGTTCCGATGCTTGAATGCTCTGTAAAACAGGGAGTTTTCACCGGGAGAATTGTTGAGCTTGGCTCCTTTGATTATCAGGCATCGGGCTGGTATAAGGTCACAGCCACTCTTGCGGCGGTAAGCGAGGTGAGCGACCCATGAGAAGTATACCGACAGCGCTGAAAGAAAAACTCGCTAACCGTTTTAAGGTGGAAAACACGGACAGCATGGCAACGCTCCGTGTGGTAGCCACACAGACCTCCGTCAACTCGCTGCTCTCCGAGCCGATTCACGAAGATATCGCTCCCGCATTCGGCGATGTAGCCGTGCGCCAGACAGCCGGAGAATCTGATTTATCTCTTGCATATGCTATCTGTTTGGACGAGGGCATATCGAATGTGTATAAACGGAAGTTTCCGGCTGGCATGGAGTATCCGTGGGAGTACCAGTGGACGCTCGGCGCAGCGACGGATGTGGCGATTGAATTTAACGGTGTATGGAAAATGAACACCGAAAAGGAATGGTATTACCTACAAACCGAGGAATACCCCTATGTTTTTTATGTGCGGGACGGAAACCTCTATGTTCAGGCCTGGCGTGACAGTGATAATGCCGCGCTTCTCGCATCTGGCGTTTCGCAGATATCCGCCTGCAAAGGCTGGCAGTCCAGTGTGGAATCGGACCTTGACCAGGGATTGATCATCGGCTACCTCAAAAGCGGCTCGGTATATTACCGTGCGCTCTGCTGTCAGGAAAACGGCTCCTATGTCTGGGAAGCGGAGCATGAAGTAACCGCGCTTGGCACGGGCAACACGACGCTGTCGGTTATCCGTACCAACGATTTCCGCATCGGGTTCCTGACGCATAACAACGGCCGGATGCTGCTGACGCTGACACACCGGAACTACGCCGGAATGAGCGTCCGACCGGAAACGGTCCATATCAACGCTTCAAACGTAAAGATGTGGCTTTCTGATATAACCGAACTGGACACGCTGAACAAGGAGTACGCATCCGGGAATACGGCCTATCCCCATGTTCTGCTGGATAAGCCGGACACCGAAGAAATCTCCGTGGCCTCGGTGGAGAAGCTGAACCGCGAGACAGGTTTCGTTTGCTACGGCTTCAAGATTCATCTCACAAAGCCTTTATACGGAAGCGTTGACGCGGGATTCCCGGTGAAATGCGCCCTGTCTGTTTCCGGTGTGACCATCGCCTCCGCTTCCTATGACAGCGAGGAGCAGGCTCTTGTTCTTTATACGAGCGCAGATATCCGCAGGACGGTAGCCGTGACTATCACCATGCCGGAATACCGCTCGCTCTGGTATTACAAACTTGGTTTGCAAAGATGGTTTCTACCTGCTCTGAGTGCTGTCGCCGCCGCAGAAACAGTGGACTACTTCACTTATGAAAACGAAACGGCTGTCATATCCACGATTTCAGCCGAAGCTTGGATTGACGAGACAGTATTTATTGATTGTTACCAGCCCGCGCATACGGCTGTTATTACGGTTATAGCTTCGTCTGTCAGCCTGCAGCCTGTTTCCACATTACCGATTTAGGAGGTTTTCAAAATGAAGATACAAGAACGAGCCGTTCTGCATAACCGGTTTGATGTCAAAGTGGTCGACGCCGCAAGCGGCAGGGTCAAGCAGACGGCGATCGGATTCAACGTCATTACGAACTACTATTTTAACAGCAGGCTGACGGCTTCTCCGCTTAGTAAAACGACAGACCTGTTCAGATACATCGCGGTCGGTACCGGAACGGGGACGCCCGCCGTTACGGATACTGCCCTTTTTTCGCATCTGACGCGCAAAGCTGTAACGACGCTGGAGACGGTTTATGAATATCCAACTTCGCATACTACAAAGCAAATAAAGCTGGAAGCGACGGAATGCAATGGCTCCACCATTACCGAGGTGGCTCTCGAAGGTTATTACAGTGGCACCTTTTCTACTACTTATTACATCATGTCCCACGCCATGCTGCAGGACTCCGAAGGAAACCAAATTGCCATCGCCAAGACCGATACGGACGTGGTGTATATAACCGCGACATTCTACGCGACCTGTACGCCATCGGGCTTCGGCACAAACGGAATTTATCCCACGGCTGAGAACAATTATCTGTTCCAATGGCTGCTTACTGGAAATACAGACGGGTATGTGCGCTTTTCCCGCTTCCCGGTAGAGTACTCCTCGGATATGAACGTGAAGTATCACGGGAGTAAAAGCTATTCCTTCAGCGGCGGTACCGGCAATACAACTACCTACCAGTACGACCTGCCCGTCACCACGTTCCTTGACAGCGAGTGCAACAACCGCATCGTCAAGCACCTCGGTGTCGCCGGGGTCGGCGCGTTCACCTTTCCGAACCATGACGTATTCCCGCCCTATGCGGTCGACCATCTTGTCATCGGCGAAGGAGATGGAACGACAACCGAGTTCAGTATGAAGTGCCCGCTGATACAGTCCGGGACCGTCCGTATTTTTGTAAACGATACGGAAATGACAGAAGGCACGGACTATACGGTGGATTTGGAGAACAACTGCGGTGACTGGTATGAAAACTACCATACGGCGGCGATGACCTGCAAAAGCGCCGGAGTATCCTTTGGAGACCTCGCTTCAAAAACGTCATACACAGGTCGTAACTATCGAGATCCCATAGCTTGGTGGGATTGTTATGATGATACGATGTATCCATCTTCCTGCACAGTAAACGATGTGAATCCAATTAAAATAGACTTTGGTTCGGCAAAGTCCTGCAACACACTGAAGATTGATATTCTGACCGTCCCGACCGCAAGGCTCGATACGCTTAAAATACAATACTCAGACAACGATACTGACTGGACGGACGTATCGGGGCTTTCGAGGTCAAGTCAGGTTTGGAAATTCACAGAGGTTTCGGCGCGGTATTGGAGAGCGTTTTTAAGCGGCGAAGGAAACGCCACTGTCGTCGTCACATCAAGCGGCATGACAGGCTCGCCGATCACCCTTTCCGTGCCTGTGGCCTCATCGGATACGGCGAGCATTGTGGCGGGCAAGATAAAAACAGCCCTTGAAAACAATGCGAATATTTCAGCTTTATATGATGCGTCGGTCTCAGGTGCGGATGTGGTCTTAACAGCAAAAACGCCGGTGGCGAATGTTTCAAACTTGAATATTGCCCTGTCAAACGGTACCTGTGCGGGATTGACTACCGTTTCAAACTCGACCAATACGACAGCCGGAGTGGCCGCTGTAAAGCAGCAGGAAAATATCTATGTTACCGGAACCATCGGGACTGCGGGAAACGCAACGGTTGTGGTAACGGCTGCTGGAATGGCAAACTCGCCGATCACCATTTCTGTGCCGGTTACAAGCGGCGATTCGGCGACGACCGTCGCAACAAAAGTAAACGCCGCGCTCGCGCTGAGTTCCGACATTACCGACTTCTTCACAATCAGTCCAGATAACGGCAGATATGTCCGGCTGACCGCAAAAACAGCAGCGGATAATGATCCTACCCTGAATATCAGCATTGCAAACGATACCTGCACCGGATTAACCGCTATACCAACATCCACCGTTGACGCCGCAGGCAATGCGGGAACAAAACAAGTGGAGACCTTAACCGTATCGGGCAGTGTCAGCTACAGCTGGACTTACAGCTTGTATTACCAGAGTTTCCCGACAAGGGACGGTCAGAGTTTCGGCCCAACCTTCTTTTTGGGTAAGACCGTGCCGGGGCTGAAGTTCACAATACCGCCTGCCGACGGCGCGGCGATTACAGCCAGCTTTGCGCTTGAATATCCGTTCAAGACCGAGAACAATCTGTTGCGCTTCACCTACTCGGTTCAGCTGCAAAGAGGGTGACGCGATGACGCTGACATTTGAATATACCCTTGATACCGGAGCAGGCTTGTATCCGCAGGTGATCCACACCTCGGACAACCTGCTCCGTTTCATATACCTCACCGCCGACGGCACCGTGGCGGGAAGCACGGCAGACCCGGTTCTCGGTTTGTACGATAATCTGACCTATACCGAAACCGGCAGGATATCAACCGATGAAACGGTGTCGTATCCGAGCATCAAAAAAGTGGCGCATTACGGCGCATACGGATTCTGGAGCGCCGAGGGCGACCACCGTTTTGTGATGTATATGCTGCCGACCGACATTACAAATTCGTTTATCGACGGCTCGGTCAAGTTCAGCATCGGCAGCGAGGTCTCGCAGATGTCCTGCACCCTGCTCAACATCAAGGGGGCGCTGCTCAATCGCTACCGTGCTTTCGTGACACCCGGCACCAAGATGGAGCTGTACTTTTCACTCGGAGACAGCGGCGAAATCACGCTCGGCATTTTCTATATCGACCGCGCTTCGGTCGCGTACCCGGACGAAAAAGTATCGGTGTCTGCCAGAAACGCAATCGGCAAGTTGCTAAAGGAACAGACCTTTAATGAGGACAACACCTTTGAAGGTACGACGCTTCAGCTGAACCTGCAGGAGATTCTTCGCCACGCCGAGGTGGAGGATTTTTTTGTCGGCGACAACACAAAGGCATGGAAGCTACGCTTCGAACCGGATGTCACCATACTGGACGGCATCAAGCGGGTAATCTCTCTGCTTGACGGCTGGAAGGTCGATGAAACGGCAAATGGCGTTATCGGCGTGGCGGCGGCTACAGACGCCCGTTTCGACCAGCCCGCCGTGTATACCTTCGAGCGCGACAAGACCTGCTGGAGCTACAGCGTGGAATATGACGATTCGGAAGCGGTCAGCAGGGTCTGCGTCACCTGCACCAACCCGGAAAACACGGTTTATGCTACAGCTCCCAGAAGCAAATGGTGGGTTCAGCCGTCCCACCGCACGACTTACGTCACAGCCGCCGACGGTGCAACGCTTGCCGAGATAACGGCTATGGCCGAGGAGTTGGCGCAGACCATCGCCATATCCGGCAGGCAGGAGAGCTTCGTCGGCATCTTCACGCCCCAGCTCACCATCGGGGACGAGGTGCACATTGTCAGCGAGGCAAAAACCGAAACCATCGGTACTGTCACGGATGTTACGCACAATTTCGGCAGGGGCGGTTTCTATACGGCGTTCACCGTGGATAGCGGCGGACGAAAAGGCAAAGCGCGTCTTTCAGATTTGATCGGCAAAGCATCCGAAAAGTCCAATCTGAACGGCGTGACAATTTATTAAGGGAGGAATTTATTATGAAAGAAATTTGGACATGGATTCAACTTTTGCTCGCTGCTATCGGTGGCTGGCTCGGTTGGTTTCTCGGAGGAGCTGACGGCTTTCTCTATGCGCTCATCGCATTTGTGGTTATCGACTATATTACCGGCGTGATGTGCGCCATCGTAGACCACAAGTTATCCAGCGAGGTCGGCTTCAAGGGCATCTGTAAAAAGGTGCTCGTTTTTATGATGGTCGGTATCGGAAACATCATCGACGTCCAAGTACTGGGGCAGGCTGGGGTGCTGCGTACTGCGGTCATCTTCTTTTATCTATCCAATGAGGGCGTGTCGATGCTTGAAAATGCCGGACATTTGGGGCTGCCTATTCCGGCGAAGCTTAAAGAGGTACTTGAACAATTACACGATAGGTCTGGCAAGGAGGATAATTAAATGAACCTGCACAAACTCATTCTGACCAACAACGCCTGCTACAAGGCTGGCAGAACCATCACGCCGAAGGGCATCATGGTGCATTCTACCGGGGTGAATAATCCCAATCTGAAACGCTATGTCGGTCCCGACGACGGGTTGTTGGGAAAAAACCAGTATAACAATCACTGGAATCAGGACAAGCCGGATGGTCGACAGGTCTGCATCCACGGCTTCATAGGCAAGCTGGCTGACGGAACGATAGCTACTTACCAGACACTGCCGTGGAATATGCGCGGCTGGCACTGTGGCAGCGGTTCAAAAGGCTCCGGGAACGATACGCATATCGGCTTTGAAATCTGCGAGGACGGTCTGACCGACGCCTCGTATTTTTCTGCCGTTTACAAGGAAGCCGTGGAGCTTTGCGTGTATCTCTGCAATCTGTACAACCTTACCGAAAAGGACGTTATTTGTCACTCGGAAGGATATAAGCAGGGCGTTGCCAGCAACCACGGCGATGTAATGCACTGGTTCCCGAAACACGGCAAGAGCATGGATACCTTCCGCGCCGAGGTCGGAAAGCTGCTTGTTGCATCCGCTCCCGCTACCGAGCCTGCACCGACCACACAAAAAACGCTCTACCGTGTTCAAATCGGGGCGTATTCTGTCAAAGCGAATGCCGACGCTATGCTCTCCAAAATCAAGGCGGCGGGCTTCACCGACGCTTTCATCAAAACTGAATAGTTCGCACGTTTCGGTTGCCAACTGACCCCTCGCTGTCCTGTGGATGGTGAGGGGTTTATTCTTTTCCCCTCCGAACGGAGGTAACCCAATGACCAGTACGCAAAAACAGCGAATCAAATACTTACGCGGCAAGGGCGAAAGCTATGCCGCTGTCGCCGACGCGCTCGGCATTTCGGAGAATACCGTCAAGTCCTACTGCCGCCGGAACAACCTTGGCACGGGATTCATCGCCGAACAAATTCAGCCCATAAACGATACCTGTGCCAACTGCGGACGGCCGCTGACACATATGCCCGGTGCAAAGAAAAAGCGGTTCTGCTCCGACAAATGCCGTATGGTGTGGTGGGCAAAGCACCCCGAAGCCGTGAACCGAAAGGCAGTCTACTACTTTGTCTGTCCAACCTGCGGCGTGGAATTCGCCGCCTACGGTAATGCCAAGCGCAAATACTGCTCCCGTGCCTGTTTCGGACTTTCGAGGAGGGCTACCGATGAGTAAGGAAGAGGCAATTCTCCACTATAAAGCGTCAATGTCCGTGTTCAAAAAATGGCTTGACGACGGTGTCATCACCCCGGCTGATCTGCAGTCAATTAACACAATGCTCATCAAGAAATACGGTTTATCATCGTGCAGCATATTCCTCGAAAATGACTTGCTATGTAAGGAAAACAGAGTGATATATGGTGTTGTGAAAGGAGGCCGTTATGAGCAGAAAGATAACCAAAATTGAACGGACGGCGGAGTTGCCGTCCAGACAGAGGGTCGTAGCCTACGCCCGCGTTTCCTGCGGCAAGGACGAAATGCTACACTCCCTTGCCGCTCAGGTCAGCTTTTACAGCAACCTGATACAGAGCAATCCTGAGTGGGAGTACGTCGGCGTGTATGCAGATGAAGCGGAAACCGGTACAAAGGATTCAAGACCTGAATTTCAGCGACTGATTGCGGATTGTCGGGCGGGGTGTATCGACCTCGTCCTCACAAAATCAATCAGCCGTTTTGCAAGGAACACTATTACGCTGCTGGCAACCGTCCGAGAACTAAAAGACCTTGGCGTCGGTGTGTCTTTTGAGGAGCAGAACCTGCACTCGCTTTCGGGTGACGGGGAGTTAATGCTTACCATCCTCGCAAGCTACGCACAGGAAGAGAGCCGTTCGGTCAGTGAAAACCAGAAATGGCGAATACATAAAAACTATTCCGAGGGAAAACCCTCAAATAATATCCGCATTTACGGCTATGCGTACAGTAAAGGCAAGCTGACCGTTATCCCCAAAGAAGCAGAGGTCGTGCGGATGATATTCGCCGACTACATTTCGGGAATGGGTAAAAACGCCATTATGAAAAAGTTGACGAGACTCGGCATACCCACAAAGTGCGGCGGTCGGTGGTCGGAAAGCACGGTAGGCAGTATCCTTACTAACGAGAAGTTCATCGGCGATACGTGCCTGCAAAAGGGTTTCATAGCCGACCACATCACCAAACACTGGAAACCAAACAGCGGTGAACTGCCAAAATACTATGTCGAGGGTTCTCACGAGGCGATAATTGACAGAGAGACTTTCGAGGCGGTTCAGGCTGAAATGACGCGGCGGGCGGCGAAAGCAAACCACCCCCGGAAAAGCACATTCAGTGAGTTTTCAGGGCTGATTACCTGCGGACAGTGCGGCGCGAAGTTCCGCAAGAAAATAAACGGCATCGGCACAAAGTACGCCAAGGCGACATGGGCTTGCGCGACCTTTACCTATCGTGGCAAAGACCAGTGCGGGGCGAAGCGGATACCCGAAGACATCCTCAAAGCGAAATGCGCCGAGGCTCTGGGGGTTCACGAATATGACGCGGAGAAGCTCAAAGCTAAAGTTGCCGTCATCGCAGTCCCAGATGACGGTGTTCTTGTTTTCACCTTTAAGGATGGTACGGGGCGGACACTAACTTGGGAGAACCCTTCCAGACGCAATAGCTGGACGGACGAGATGAAAGCCGCCGCAAGGGAAAAAGTAAAGGAGGGACACGCCAATGGCAAATGTTAGGGTGATACCCGCCACCGCCCCTATCGTATCGGCGCAAGCGACAAATGCTACCTGCAAGCGACGGGTTGCGGCATACGCGAGGGTTTCAACGGATAGCGAAGAGCAGTTGACCTCATATGAGGCGCAGGTTGACTACTACACCAAATTCATTAACAACCGCTCCGAATGGGAATTCATAACCGTGTATACGGATGAAGGCATCTCGGCGGTGAACACGAAAAAACGTGAGGGCTTTAAACAGATGGTCGCCGACGGGATGGCGGGCAAGTTCGATTTGCTCGTCACAAAGAGCGTCAGCCGCTTCGCCCGTAATACGGTCGACAGTCTCACAACCGTACGCAAACTCAAGGAAAAAGGTGTCGAGGTCTGGTTCGAGAAGGAAAACATCTACACGCTGGACAGCAAGGGCGAGTTGCTTATTACAATAATGTCAAGCCTCGCACAGGAAGAGAGCCGCTCTATTTCGGAGAATGTGACTTGGGGGCAACGCAAGCGTATGGCTGACGGCAAGATTACGCTTCCATATAAACAATTCCTCGGCTACTGCAAGGGCGAGGACGGCTTGCCGCAGATAGTGCCGGAAGAAGCTGAGGTTGTTCGGCTTATATTCAGGCTTTTTATGGAGGGTAAGACCTACTCGGCAATCGCAAAGCACCTCGTCAAGTATGGTTTTCCAACACCTGCCGGTAAGGACAATTGGCAGGCTTGCGTGGTGCAGTCCATACTTACCAACGAAAAATATAAAGGTCATGCCCTTATGCAAAAGACATACTGCGCCAACTTCCTCACTAAGAAAATGGTTAAGAACACGGGACAGGTTCAGCAATATTATGTCGAGGACAGCCATCCCGCTATCGTCGACCCTGACGAGTGGGAAGCTGTTCAGGCGGAGATTATTCGTCGAAAGAAGCTCGGCAGTATCGGTCGGTGCGGTAGTCCCTTTTCGGGCAAAATCGTCTGCGGTGAGTGCGGCGGATGGTACGGCAAAAAGGTATGGGGCAGCTACAGGTTCGATAAGACCTATCGTCGAGAGGTTTACCGATGCAACGACAAATATAAAGGCGAGCATAAATGCGAAACACCTGTTGTAACGGAGGACGAGGTTAAAGAGCGTTTCCTCACAGCATTCAATACCCTGATGGAAAACCGCGACGGGTTGATTGAGGACTGCCGACTGGCGCAATCAACACTCTGCGACACCACGGCGATTGACACGGAACTCGCCGAACTACTGCGAGAGATTGAGGTGGTCGCCGAGCTTTCCCGAAAGGCTATCTACGAAAACGCCCGAACCGCCCAGAGCCAGAACGACTTCAATGAGCGCAACAATGGTTACCTCGAACGCCATCGCAAAGCGATGGAGCAGATCGATATGCTGGAGACGGCAAAACAGGAACGACTCGCCAAGTCAAAAACACTCGAAATCTTCATCCGCGACATTGAGAGCCGCCCGCTCGTTATTGCTGAGTTTATCGAAGCCTTGTGGTTAGCGGTAATCGACAGGGTTGCAATCGCCACCGACGGCGCAATGACTTTCACATTCCGCAACGGAGCGGAGGTCACCGTATAACATAAACTGAAATTTACGGCTCGCCTTCGGGCGGGCTGTTTTTGTTTAACTTATCTTTTAACGGCGGTATTCATCGTTAAAAGATACCCCATAAAAGGGGTGCAAATTTTAACGATTTACTTTCTTTTAACGTTTTTCTCTTGTGACAACTCCAAAAACTGCCACGGTTCAAGTCAAGCGTCCTCCGAATATGCCTCTGGAAACTGCCAACTTTTGATACAAGATAAAACGCCAAAAAGCAAGAAAGCCCAGTATTGCTGGACTTTCAGGCAAAACAAAAACCACCTACCGACAAAATTTCTTTTATCAATAGATGGTATTTGATTTGGTGGAGCTGAGGGGATTCGAACCCCTGACCTCCTCCTTGCAAAGGAGGCGCTCTCCCGACTAAGCTACAGCCCCACGGAGCACCATTATACCAAGTTTGAGTGAAAGTGTTAAATCGGGGGGGCGTAGCTGAATTTTTGAAGCAGCAGGTGTTTTAGATGAGGTACGGCATCAGTTGCCCCCAGCTCTCCCCGCAAGACTATTTCCGGGGCTTTCAGGAAATCGCCTGGACCTATTCCTGAGAGGTCAGGCTCAATGGCAATATCGGCGGCCAGCAGATTTTCCTGAGCCATATGTATTGACATAATATTTACTATCTGGAAGGCTGTATCAAAGACTGAGGGTTCCGAATCTCTGTTTTGTTTTATATAATCATGGCGGTAAATGGCATTTACCGCAATTACAAAATCTGCCCCCATGTCACGTACAATCTGAGCTGGAATAGGGGTAATAATGCCGCCATCCACCAGAAAACGGTTTTTGTTTTTCACCGGACGGAAAATAATGGGCAGGGACATGCTGGCAATTACTCCGTCAATAACAGGACCCTCGTTAAAGATAACTTCTTCGCCGGTTTTAACGTCTGCGGCTACGCAGGCAAAGGGTTTCTTGAGTTCGGCAAAGGTGATGTCTCCGATAAGCTCTTTTAAATAACTTTTTATCTTTCGGGACGATAGGAAACCGGCTCTGGGGGCGGCCAAATCCAGAAGGGGCATAAGCTGTTTCCAACTCAGGTTATGTACTATTTCTTTCATTTCCTGCGGTTTATGACCACTGGCATATAGAGCGCCTATAATGGCACCCATACTGGTTCCGGTGACCAAATCCAGCGGTAAGCCTTCTTTTTCCAGTACTTCAAGCACGCCGATATGGATGATGCCTCTGGCAGCGCCTCCACCCAAGGCAATGCCTATTTTAGGCACTTTGGATTTGGGCAT